GTATAAGAAAGTCACATAGGTGTGCGAAGGGCAAAGTTTGTTAATGACGCATTCGGCAATGGTATCGCCCCACGTTCTCAGACTGTCGGTGCAGACAGAAGTACAGGTCATGTCGGTTATCTGAGTGACATTCGGCATGTTGACCTGCCACCAGTAGCGCCACTCGTCTGAATAAAGCGAATCAATGCAGGTCGAAGTGCAGCGGAAAACATCACTTTCAAACTGGGTGATAGTGGCATCTGGATAGCCCAGCGCCGCCAGTTGTGCCAGATAGAACGCCTTGTTAATCCCGCCAGTGACATTAATTTTTGCATCCAGCCGTTGTTGCCGCTGAGCCAGGGTCTGCACACCGGGCGGTGCACATGAATCCGGCAGACCGGTTAATTGTTCATAGCGATCAATTAACTCGGTGGTGGTGCGCGGATCAACCTCCAGCATCAGGCTATCGCCGCGCTGATGGGCGCGGGAGTAGGACGGTGCCAATCCCAGCAATAGGGGATCATCCCCCTCCCATGCCGGGCCGCGCGGCAGCAGGTTTGTTAATAATTGGCTATAGCTGTCGGTTAAGTCCACGTTAGCTCTCCCACAATCGGCAATTCTGTGGCAGCCAGCGGGATATCATCGGTCGGGCTGACCAGAACGTGCTTATATTCCCCAGTGGCAATACTGATAGCCTCGCTGATACGCGAGTGATCCAGTGTTCCACCCGGCACCCCATCACGCAGAAACATAGCGCGTAACTCAGCAATGACCGCATAGCGCACTTCTGGTGTGTCGGGGGTGAGGCGAATATGGAACGGCACCACTTTTGCCACTGGCGCAAGGATATAGAGGCTGGCCCCTGCCACCGGAGCCAGCGGCAGAATGTGATCACGCACCGCGCCGACTACGGCGTTATCCGGAATAGGGTTTTCAAGATTGCTATTGGCCACCATCACACCAACCGTGCCGGTTCCCATCCAGTGGCGATAAGTCCAGGCGCGAGTGACGCCAGGTACCTCTTTAGCCCAGATAATATAGTCAGGATCAGCGCCGCCTTGCGGGGTGTAATACCACCGCTCAATGACTCGCGCCCGCCACTCGTCCACTGGCTCCACATCAGTACCGCCCTCAATGCTGTCAGCGGCGGCAGATGATGGCAAACCGTTAATCGGTTGGGTCAGCACCATGCTGATACCATCGTCAGTATTACCCAAAGTGCCAGCCACCGAGCAAATCACCGATGCCCGGAGAACCCCCGCAACAGCAGTCGCCGTCGCCGTGGTGGTGTACTCCTGCAAATCATCACGTTGAATCACTCTGCCGGCAGGCACTTCAATACCGTTGGTGACCCCCTCCCAGCGCACAAAACCGGTCGACGTTGCGGGCTGCTTGCGTGGGCAGCGCTTCATATTGCCGTGGCGCGTTAACCAATCCTCATCACACTGATCCGGTAACAGGTTGCGGGCCAGATAATCGATGTAGCCGTAAACCGTATGCACCGCCGCCGCATGCACCCGGCTGTATACCTCGGTGTCGGTACGGCGCAGCACAGCATCAGTTTGGAAGCGAGAATTCAGGTCACTGCGGATTTGGGTAATCAGTTGGGGAAGTGTCGGGCGGTTAAATCCGCTGTCAGCCATTGAGAGCACTCCATAAATCATCAAAGGTGATTAGCTGAGAACTGCCATCGTTGCGATACAGGGTTATCTCGGCGGTCAGTATCTCGGTACCGCGCCGCTGCACATTGATGGCTATTCGTGAAACTATGCCGTCGTCTTTTAGCCAGGCTAACGCCTGTTCTAAGTAGCCTCTGGCCAGTTCGACGGTGTTATGGGTCAGTGTGGTGCGCTGAAGCAAGTACAAACGGGAACCAATACGGTCATTTTGTATCGTGGGATAGCTGTCACCCCACCACCCCATCGGCTGTTCTGAATCATCATCCGGATCAGCACGACGCCAGGTGAAAAGAGAAATAATCACTGCGCGAGTTAAGTTATCAGTGGGCGTGGAGGCTGATTGTTGTTGACCATTCACCATCAGGATCATGAGTTACTCCATCTTCTGGTTAGGCTTGTCAGTATTCGGTTCGCCATGTGGGTGAGTATGCGAATTGAACTGGCCGCGCATCGCCGCCATAGTGCCGGTTTTATCTTGAACATCAGCCGCAGACTCGACATTGCCCTGAGCTTTGATCTGACCGCTGGCTTCAATCAGTGGCGTGTTGAATACCGCTTTTTCTTCGGCGTTAACAATAAACTGTTTGGTGTTCAGCTCTATTTGGTTACCGCGCTTGAGAATAATGCTGTCGCCCTCATCGCTATAAATCGCCACCTCGCCAGACTTCAGCCCTTTAATCCGGTAGCGGCGATCAGCCACCACCAACACCACCCCATGCGAGCGGTCACCATCGGGGAAAGCAGCGAACGCTTCCGCACCTGTATGCGCGGCGCTGGTAAAGCCATAAGGTTCCAGATGTTCGATATTGTCTTTTAGCTCATCGGCGATCATCTGGATTTGTAGCATCTGGTTTTTACTGCTGGAATCAAGGCGGCGAACCACCGCGCGCACCAGCATATTGGACAGGGCGCGCTGGATCCCCGCAAACAATCGGCTCATTAGAATTCGTCCTCTTCGGCTTTTTTGCGGCGTTTTTTGTCAGGGTTAGGCGGTTTTGGTAAGTAAGCATCAGGCGGGCCAACCCGTAGCTGGGTGATAGTTCCCTGCTCATTTTTGCTGTAGGTCACTTCCGCGATTAACATTTCGCGGTTGTTAAAGCCCAGTACCGGATCAAATACCGTCACCAGTTGATTGGGCGACCACAAATCGCCGTTCCCCTGCCGCCAGCCCTGCACCGTATAGGTCACCTCATCGGTACGCGCTGCCCGCCGTAGCATTTCAAACTGACTGCGTTCAATCACCGAGGAACCCGTCGCATTGCCGCTCTGCTTAATCACCATAGGTCGATAACGGCTGACGCCGCCGTCAACGGTTTTAGCCCGGATGGCATTGGTGGTGGCCGTGCCAAAGTCGTCGTCATTGCCCGACCGCTGGCCCGCTACCACGTATTCAGAAAATCGGTCTTTAATGCTTTGTTCGGTGTCACAGGAAATAATATTTTCCCCCAGCACCAGCGCGGTGACGGTGCGTGAGGCTCCCACCGGGCCAATCACCAATGCACCGGCTGGATTGTCATAGGCCAGCACCTGCTGAATGCCCATCATCTTATCCAGCACATCGACCACGGTTTCACCGTAATCTACCTGCAACCCTTGCATCGGGGTGTTTTCCACTCCGGCATTGACCACTGATACACTAAAAGGCGCGGCCAACTGGGTCGCTATCTGGACAAAAGAGCGCCCGGTAAATTGGGTTATCAGGGCGGCACAGTCGATCAGGTCTTCGGTTTTACTCCGGCCCACAATGCCCACCGATACTGAGCGGGCGTCATAGCGTACCGGTGTGGCATCGATATAGCCGGTGACCACCAGGTCAGTGCCGATCAACACCGTAACCGCATCGCCCTTTTTCACTCTGGGCTGCAGGTGTCCGGCCTCTTCGCTGCCGGGCCATTGGCGGGTAATTTCCACATTAAAATCACGGGCCAGACGTTCGATACCGGCCGAGATTGAGACCGAAGTCCAGCCTGCCCACTCACGGCCATTGACCCGCAGCGTGACATCGTTATTCATCGGATGGGCACCTGTAGTGTTTTCACCGGCACAAAGCCGGGATGGGTGATTTGATTGCGACCGATAATGTCAGTTTCGCGCGCGGCGGAGTCATACCAGTCAGCCGCCAGCACCAGCGCGGGCAGCACTTCATCAGGGATGCGGAAGGTGGTTTTTTCTATCTGCTCGAGCCGCATGCTGATATCGCGATTGACATCAGCGCGCACGGTGTTGATCGCCAGAAACAGCGCATCATCGGTCACCCGTAGCAGTTCCTGATCAATGGCGGTATTGAGGGAGTCGCGGATCTCTGTCAATGCCTCATAAGTCACCGGCGGAGTAGCCGCTACTGTGTCGCTAAGCGACGTGACCGCCGGATGAGTGACCAGCGGCAGTTGCGCCTGCGGTGTTACCGTGGCAGTCAGTGGCGGGCGGGCCTGTGGTAAATCAGCCACGCTTTGTGCCGCCTCAGTCAGTGCCGTGGTGCGGATGGCCTGAGCGACAACATTACGCTGGGTGGTTTGGGTCTGGATAGTCTTGCTGTCCGTTTTCCATACCCCATGTGGAGCCAGATCACGACCCACGGTAAACCCGCTCAACCCCTTAATCTTATTGATAATGTCGTCGCTGTTACCCAGCAGACTGTTACCCGAACGCCACATACGTTGCAGCCGGTTAACGAAATTCATGCCGGAACTGGGTGGCATTAGCAGCACCGACAAGTCGCCATCCAGCAAGCGGCCCGCGTCGGCAATAGCCGAATTCACACCGTCAAAGGTTTTAATAGCGGTGTTCATCATGTCGCTGGCATCACTGATCACACCGTTCTGGATAAAATCGGCCATGCCCTCTAGCCCGAAATCCTTACCGAATGCATCAGTGACACAGTCGGTCATGGCATCACAGGAGGAAACCAGCTTCTGGCCAGTGGCAACACCGGAGGTAGGGAATGAGAGTTCACCCGCTTCAACAAAGTTAAAACTGATGGTGCACATACGGCCATCTGAGGCTCTATGGCTAATGCTTACCTCACCATTGATACAGACATTTAGCTCGCCATACTGCGGGTGGATCAGTTTCCCCGGCCCCGCCTGGTTAATGGCGGTAATCAGTTGATCACGTTGTACCTGGTAATCATCACCAATCAGATAGGCTGAAATAGTATCGCGCCGTGTCACCCGTCCCCGATCTTCGGAGTAAGGCTTATCGCGGTTGGGGTATTCGTGGGTTTGTGTCCTGCGCCCGAAAGTGGCCTCATCCTCTTGCGTTTTAAATGGCACACCACGAAACGAGGCCGGTAATAGCTTATCTTTCCAGCTCATACATTCTCCGGGCGAAAAAAAACCCACCGAAGTGGGCCTGTAGGCTATCAATTACTTATTAGCGAAGCGGCTATAGCCAACGTCGTAGCCAATACCAAAACCTGATTGACTACTTTGAGAGCTCACCACATTCATGTCAGGTGGGGCGTTTTCAAACTTAACCGTCATTTCTCCGTTAACTTTCTGCTGGCTTTGGCTAGATAGTAGGTAATTATTGGATTGCGGTGATAATCCCTGCGTAGCGGGTTGTCCGCTATTATCGTCACCGAAAACATAATCCCAACCATCATTAGCCCACCCTTTCACTTTATTCATCGCATTGAGGATTGGCTCAATATAAACGCTGACGCGCTCCCACATGTCTTTAAACCAGCCAACTATCGGCTCCCAATTCTCAATAATAATGCCTAGAGGGTGGTAGTTGAAAAATAGGTCTTTGACAAACTGCCAGCCTGTTGCGCTGCACTCCTTGATAAATTCCCACGCAGTGCTGAACCAACCGGTAATTGAGTCCCACATATTTTTAAACCATGGGCCAAGAGTTCCCCAGTTAGCCAGTATTAACCCTGCGCCCATCGCTACAATACGAATAATCATACCAATGGGACTCATGCCGATAGTTTTACTTATCAGCCCAAGAGCAATATTCACACCCAGCATACTCAACTTCAGGACTACAAACCCAGCAGCAAGGCCAATGGCTCCACGGATAACCTCAGGGTTAGTCGCTGCAAAGTCGCTGAACCGCTCGGCTAAATCCCCCAGCCAGGTCACCACATGTTTTGCATCACCCGCAAATGCCCCGCCAATTGCGGCCAGTCCATTTACTGCGGTGCCTGTCATGGCTTCCCATAAATTGGTAAGCGTACCTAACTGAGCATCAACACGTTGCTGCAGCGTCGCCTGCTTATTCATCCGCTGCAATACTTCGTCGTAGCCGGTTTTACCTTTAGTAATAAGGGCATCTACCACTTGTAGCGTTTCTGCATCATCACCGAATATCTGTTTGATAATAGTGGTCTTTTGCTTTGTGGTCAGTGATTGTAATTTCTGGAGTTGATTAAACATATTATCCAGACCACCAAACTCGCCCTTACCGTCAGTAAAATCTAGCTTAATTCCTTTTTTACCCAGTAACTTATTGGCGGCATTCATCTTCTTGCCATCAAAGCCTGCCTGAAACACCTTACGTAATGCGTTACCTGATGCTTCACCCTGCATCCCCATCTGATCCATCATGACTGAGATCGGGGCTAATGCTTTGGCGGCAGTGAGTCCATCCTTGTTGACCATCTTCAAGACAGAGCTAGTCTTACCGAAGAAAGCCAGCATGTTGGTGTCATCCACCCCCATATAAAAGGCTTTTTGGATGGTATCAAACAGCCCCATCATGTCATTAGACGCAGTTCCTGTAGCATCCTGCATTTTTGCTGCGAACTCTGCGGCGGCTTCAGGGGTTTTCTTCAGCTGTACAGCCAGATAAGCGGAGGCTTCGCCCACACCACTTAAAATATTAGTAGCGGGGATGCCTTGCCTGACCAGCATCTGCATCATGTTTTGAAAATCGGCAGTAGTGCCTGGCAATTTATTACCCAACCCGACTGCCAGTTTATTGATCTTTTCGAATTCGATACCGACAGATCCACCAGCATCCATCATGGCAACTTTTAAACCCGTTGCTGCGTCCTCTTGTTTTGCATAAGCAACACCGGCTCCGGCTAACCCAGCAACTAAGCCAGCAGCTAATGGCATTGCGCCCGCTGAGCTTTTATCAATATTTCGCCGGAATGAACGCATATTCTTCTGAATCCGGCCCAAAGCCGGAGACAGTTTATCAACACCTGTAATGAGTGCTTTTAGCTGGAAACTATCCGCCATTATTTTTTATCTCCTGCTCTATGCGGATAGCCTGTTTCTCCAGTAAATCGAGTGAAGAAAATGACTGATCAAGCATTTCTATTGGATTAATGCCCCAATATTTGGCGCAATTAAAATAGCGGGCGACAAGAACATCTGACGTTAACTGCCGAGGAAAAAACGGGCCACCGCCCAGCCTGCAAGATTTAAATCGGCTGGAGACATTGAATCCACTGCACTGGGTGGAATATTGCCAAGTCGAGTGATGTATTTGCATACTGCAGCAGATAATAATTTCACTGACTCATCAGGATTAAGTTGATAGGGATATCCGATTTCACGAACATCCTTACCCGTAGGATCTCTCATCTCAATCTCTGTAATTTCTTCACCATGCGCGGTAATCGGTGCTGTTAATGTCAGTTTCATTGGTAAAAGCCCTCTTCCCCGTGGAATTCCATATCTACCGTGCCTTCTTCGGCATTGTGGTTCGCTTCACCATGCAACCAGCCGCTGGAAAGTACATACACCATACCGTTTGCCAGCTCGCCAGTGATGGTCATTTCATCAGCTGAAGTGATCTTGCTGATGGGATAGCCTTTCGGAACCTTGAAAGTTCCTTTGATATAAGGAGCGCGGTGGGTTTCTTTGTAATCCACTGAGCCATCCAGCCCGATCACATCATCTTTCACCGCCGTGTTCATTGGCACCTCGATGCCGCCAGTCAGAGATAATTGCTGACCATCAATTTTAAAAAAGCACGTACCGCCAATTCGGGACATTTAGGCCACCTCTTCGCTATATTGCAGACGGAACTGATTAAGCACTGCGAACACTCGCAGCTGGTTGACATAATCAGGTGGGAACAGCACATCAAGCCGGTTAGGGTTATCCGCATTGCGCTCGACAATCAGGTACTGATTGAACAGGTTAAAGTTCTCAACAATGCCCGCGCGCTCCAGTTGGCGATAAACGGAGAGTATTTCCCCACGGATCACCATCGGCGTGACAATCGCCTGACCTGCACCAAAACGGGTACCATCGTTCGCCAGCTTATGGCGCGGATATTTGCTGGTAATCACTGACTTCAAGCGGCGCAGCACGTAAGCGCTGGTATGCAAGGTTTCACTATCAAGAAAACTGTTATCAGCATTGCCGTAGCTGTTTTTCTGATAGGTGGTGATATCACGCTGAATGCGCAGTACCCCGCCCTCGCTATAAGCCGTGGCGATACCGTGGGTTAACAGGGATTGCTGCTCGGACAGAATGAAGCGCGTCCCCACCGGAGCCGGAAGTGCGTCATTTAACAGGCCGGTTTGCGTAGGTCGCGCCGGATCATTGCGAATAAACACCGAATTACGCGCGGTTCGTGCTGCAACCAGTTCATCCGTTGCCATCTGTACGCCAGTTTCATAGCCAGCAATGGTCAGATGTGGGTCGTTGAACGTGGCACCAAAAGCCACCAGATCCGACAAATCACCCACCTTGGCGGTATATACATGGCCATATAGCTGCCGTGACCAACTCCAGCGCCCGGTATCGTCGTTCATCTCTTTGCCGATGGTGGCCAGTGATGCCGAGTCATTAAACGGGAAAGCGATAAAATCAAACAGCTCATCACCCAGCGTGGCAATAGTGGCAGACAGGTTTGGTGTACCAGCCCCGCCAGCCAGTGGAACAATGGCCACATTCACGCCAGAGGGGTTCTGCTCACCGCCCACCGTGCCGCGATAGTTCAGGCTGACAGGCAAGCCATTACCGGTTAAACCGCTATTTTTGGCCGTAAGGGTGACAACACCTGCAGCAGCAATGGCGGTCACCGGTAAATCAACCAGTGCATTAATTGCTGCAGCAATGCTGGTAGCGATAATCGCCGGGGTATCCAGTGCGGTGACAATCACCTGCACTCGAGTAGAGCCAAGATAAATAGCGAGAGCGCCGGATGCTTGCGCGGTACCGGTGACCGTGAGTGTGCCGGTTGCCGGATCACCCGCGACTTCAGGGACAGCGACCACCCACAACTCACCAAAGGGATCGACAGCCCGATAAGCTGCCACCATGCGGGCTAACTGGCTACCTCGACCGGCTACCTGCCCCGCTCTGTCTGCCGATGGCATAATGATGAGTGTGTTTTTTTCAATCGAACTGGTTGCCAGCGCATGAGCGATAATCAGTGATGGCCCGCTGTCCTGTGCCGTATTCGCCGCGCTATTGTCCATTTCGGCAAAGAACAACGGCACCCGTAAATCATTAGGAATGTTGTTAAAGCTGATCATTGTTTTTTGGCCTTCTGCTCAGGTTGAACGATAGGTACCGGTGGTGCGGTTTCTTCAGGTTCTGCGGCCTTGACGGTCACTTCTCCTGACGCTATCCGGCGGTGCCAGTAAATATCTTCATCGACGTTTCGGCCCTCTGCGGGCAAAAAGTCACCTCTAACCGGGTCAGGAACTGACCGGCCATCTTTGGGGATCACATGCATAAGGGATTACTCGTCGTTAAGAGGGATGTTTAACTTGTGCTCAATGCTGCCGTCAGGGGTCATAAAATCGACATAAACCATGATCCGCTCCAGCTCTGCAAGCTGCTGAAGATCGTCCCATTGGTGGGTATCTTCGACTGTAATGTCCCGTATTGCTGAGAAGTCATACTGGTAATAAAGATGGGCGCGGTTCATATCCAGCAGGTTGCCACCATCATACTGAATCGGGTCATAGCAAGACTCAGGCTCCCAGCCCAGCAGCGCTTTAAACAACTCAGTGCGGATATTATCGACGGCATCAAATGCAGCCTTTTGCCCACGCTGATCAGGTGTATTATCCAGCACCACAATCACAGCAAAACCGTCAGTAAGAGCCTGCCAATAGTCGGTTTGTGACTTTTGCTCTCCCGCATTGTCATCCAGCGGAATGACCCAGGCAGTGGGTAATTCCATCTTTGTCGTTTCTGGTATGGCCTTATATTCAGCTGCACCGGATATGCGCCCATTAAATGACGGGCAGCGCAATCGAAGTGCAGCAATAACCACTGAAAGTTTCATTTTTTAACGGGCCTCACTGAGCTTTGTAGCGCCTCAAACAACACACGCTGAATCCACGCCTGCCGGTTGAATAACGCCTGCTCCATAAAGTTTTTACGGGGTTTGATTTTCCAGCCATCCCCACCAGCACCACCGCGGCGGTGATTTTTATTGCGACGAGCGCCCTGTTTAACACCATAAAACAGGAAAGCAGGATAGAACGCGCCCTCAATAGGACGCGAACCTTTGCCGCCTTTCTGGTTTGGGGCGATCCGGACTAAAAAACCAGGGCGGTTGGCGGTCGCTGTTGGCACACGAAAACCAATAGATTTAGCTAGCCGCCCAGTACGATAGCCCGGCACTTCTCCGGCATCCGATATCGCCCGCCGTGCCACCAGGCGACGCGCCTCACGCAAGACATTCTGACCGACACTGACAAACGCCCGTCGCACCCTTGCTTTGTTAAAGGTGATTTCAGTTTCTTTGTCAAAATCGACATGCAGATATAAACCGCTGGTAGAGTTCTCAATTGCCATTAATGCCCCTCCCCGATAGCTTCCACGCTACCCAGCTCTTCAGCAGTGATAACCAGAAAGCGGCTGGCTTCATTCAGGTTGGTGGTGCCTTTGACCCGATAAACCATTTTATTAATTACCACTTCGTCATCGGTGGTAACGCCCGTTCGGTAGCGGATAACAATGCGGTGCGTAATAGCGACACCTATCTGCATCGAACCAATACGGACAGAGTCACCAATGGCTGACAATTTGGCCCAGGTATCAAAGGTATTGTGATAAACAGTATCAACACCCATATGACCATTGCCGGGAACATCTTCGCGGGTACGAAACTGGGCGCGTTTGTTTAGCTCGCCAATCGACGGTGTGCGGTAGGTGGCTGCAACTTCAGTCAATCTACGCTGAGTCATAGCTATACCCCATAGATGCGGTAAGGTTGGAGAAGTGAAGTGACTGCAAATGGAACCTCTGATGATTCAATAGTCGAAGTTGCTTCCCTATTCTCATACCAATGACCAATACAGAGCAGCATGGCTGTCAGTACGTCATCATCAAGAAAGAGAGACTCTTCGCCAAAAGCAGGATCTGCAGCATCTTCAAGAATTGTCCGTCGAGTGTAGTTCTCAACATATCGCCAGGCGGCCCGCATATATATCTTCAGTAAGGTTTCATCTGTATCTGAATCCAGTTTGCAATGCTCCTTAACAACCCCGATATCGATCATGAGAGAACCTTATTTAGCTTTAGATTTCTTACCACCAGCACTAGCCTCCGGTTCTGGCTCCGGTTCTGGCTCCGGTTCTGGCTCCGCAGGTTGTAATTCCTCCAGCCGCTTTGCATAGACTTTTTTCAGGAGTTCCCGTCCATGCTGCTCACCCGTTTCAAACTCCTGACCGTGATCAAGAACGCTATAGCCGAAATAAATCTGCTTTAGTGCTATCAATTTCATGATGTTATCTCTGATAAAGCGGCCCGCAGGCCACTCAGTGAAAGGGGTAATTAGCCACCGACAGGTGCAGGAACCGTAAACGCACCGGTAACAAACGCTTCAGGACGATACACCGCCAGTGCGAGACGTTCCTCGCAACGGATGGTGATCATGTTTTTCTCAAAGTCGTCGGAGTTTTCGGTACTGATCACCACATTGGCGTCTTCTCGGTCAAAAATCTGAGCGCCCGCGTTAAATGCACCGGTCAGGAACTTGCCTTTAAATGCCGCCGCTTCTGTAGCGACAACAGGCAAACCCCACAAGGTCGGCGTAGTCAATGCTGACGGATTGCCAAGAATGTAACGGCCCAACGTGTCTTTGGTCAGTTCGATCTTGGCCCAATCAATAAAGTGCAATACATGACCAGAAGCGGAGAAACGCGCAAGTTGAGACTGCAGCATAGCCAGCCGCAAATCATCAATGCCATTCTGCTGAACAACTTCAAATGACGGATCGAACACTGATGCCTGCGGCATAATCCCTTCAAGATGAACACCGGTACCATCACCGAACAAGATTTCTTGCTCTTCGGCATATTTCAGGCCAAAGCGCATTTCAGTATCAATCGTTGATTGTAACTGTGAGAAATCATCAAGGATCTGTTTCGCGGCCTTGAACAAGTGGGCAATAGTGCGAACAGGCGTGATTTTTTCACCGAACTGAATGTCGCTGTAAGGCTTTTGCGTACCTTCAGCGACGACTCGTGCATTATTGGTAAATCCAGTCTGCTGAACCCAATAAATGGTGCTTGATTGAGTACGACCCGGTGCAAGTAAATCACGGATAAACAGGCGCTGTTTAGGCGCAACATCAATACCCGGCAAGCGATGTGGAGCCACAATCTGCCCCGGCACATCGACTGACAAGAGTGCTGCTTTCACCGGAATACTGATCCGCTGGCTTGCTGCAAGCCCTGAGACAAAACCTTTTAACGCCTCGGCTGATACCACCTGCTGCCCAATCGTCTCAACAGTTTGCACGGCATTATTCAATGGCATTTGGGCAACATGCTGTTCCAGTTCACCTAGGGCCACTTTGAGGGTTTTCTCTGCGGCGGTCAGCGCGTTAAATTCTAGCGCCATTTTGTCTACAGCTTCTTTAGTCGAGGCAGAGAGCTGACCCGCGTTTTTAGCTTCTGTCAGCGCTTCTTCTGCCTTGGCGTTAAACTTGCCAGTGGCCTCTTCCAGTGCTGCGGAAACCTTTTTCAGTACATCATTTACATCAGACATATTTTCTCCAGATTATTGGCACGCCGCTTTCAGTCCACTTAATGCAGACTCGAAGCTAGCTAAAGTTTCAGTATTAATTTCAGTGGTAGCGCTTGGCGTACCGGGAGGAGTAACAGCAGCGCCAGGCATGCTGTCGGTTAAGGCTTTAAGTAATTTCCGACGCTCGGAACGTGGGGTATTGGCTTTTGCCAGCAGCGCATCGAGTTTGCGAATGGCTGCTGATGGGCTTTGGTCATCATTGGTAATTTCATCAGCCGACAACAAACTGTCTGCGAAGCCTTTTTCGACAGCATCACTGCCCGCAATATAGGTTTCATTGTCCATCATGGCTGCAATGTCTGCTGCTGGCAGGCCAGTTCTGGCTGAATAGATATCGCCCATCGCCCGATCAAAAGGCTCAATATCAATAGCAGCTTTTGCCAGATCGTGACGGTTGCCCATCATGACAATCCAACAGTTGTGGATCATCAGAAACGCACCACGCCCGACCTGAATCTCATCACCGGCCATGGCAATAATGGAAGCAGCAGAGGCGGCAATCCCCAATACTTTCACCGTGACCTTGCCGCTGTATTCGCGCAGCAGGTTATAGATAGCCAGTCCCTCGAACATGTCACCACCGGGCGAGTTGATGTTAACCGTCACATCCTCGCCGCCCATCGACCGCAACGCGGCAGCAATGCGTTTGGTGCTAACCCCCTCGCCCCAGTAGTCCTGTCCGATCACGTCAAATATTGAAATACTGTTTTCGCCAGTGGCAGCGGCTTTTAACCCACCGTTCCAGCGCTCTACCGCACTTGGCGCAACCTCACAGGAAACACCCGCGCACGGGCGTCCCACCGGCGCTGCCGGAAGGCTTTTAATTGTCATTAGGTTTTACTCCTAGGCGGCTTGTTTTAGCGGTGACTGTTCAAGCGGGATGTCAGGGAACAGGTATCCGTGAAGCTCAGTGATGGCTTTCGCTTTAACTACAGCGTTATGTGATTTAAGGTCTTCAAGTGCAACAAGGTTAAGTTGCACGGTATAGATATCGCCGCCTGGTATCGGAGGCAGATTTTCAAGGCGACGAACATCGTTGCGGTTCATCCAGCCATTTTGCAATGCTGTGGTGTAGTAAGCGGAACGGCCCGCACTGTCGGCACGCAATAGACCTTCAACAGAGAATTCAGCAAAGTAATCCTCATCACCGGCCAGCAGGCAACGGACAATCTCCTGTTCAATATTGACCAGCAGCGGACGCAGGGTGTTACTTAGAAATAGGAGGTTCATGCCCTCAACACTGGAGGCCCAACTGCTTTGCTTGGTCATATGGCCCACCATAAATGGCGGCACCCTAAACCAGCGGCAGATCTCTTCGATGCTGAATGCCCGACTCTCCAGCATCTGAGCATCTTCGGGGTTCATGGTCACGCTTTGGTAAGTGAGATCGGCTTCAAGCACCATGGTCTTACCGGCATTTTTTGATCCGGTGAATGCCGTCATACTGCTACGCAACTTTTCTCTCTGTTCTTTTGTTAGCGCAGTTTTACTGGTCAAAAAACCCGAGTTTTGCATCCCATTTTCGAATACCTTCGCCGCAGACTCTTCGATCGCCATAGCTGAACCAAATACGTCCCGACCGGTATTCATCGGCATTAACCCACACATACCATCCAGACCAAATCCCCGGATGTGCATCATGGTTTTGACCGGTATCACCCGTTTCTTACCGTTCTCGGTATAGGTGTATTCAAGCTGCCCGCTGTCCAGGCGTTTAACCACCATATTCTGCGGCAACAGCGGAATAAGAGAGATAACGCGATTGCCGATCATTCTCTTTTCTATAAACGCATTTCCCCGCAAACAGATACTGGCCACCAGCATCAACATAAAGCGCGAGGGGGTCATTTCTGAATTCGGACTGCGGCATAACACCGGATATAACGGGTGGTCAGTCGCAGTACCTCGAGAACCGTCCGGCATGCGCTTATACAATTTCAACGGTAGAGTCGAAACTGACTCACTGATAAGCCGGACACACGCCCAGGCTGCGGCCAACTGAATGACTTTATCAGCGGTGACCACCTTGCCGCTGCTGCTGGTACCAAACCATTCCTGAAAGAAGGTGCCAGTAGTGAGGCTAATTGGCACACCAAGCCAGTTAAGGAGCGCACTTTTAACGCGCCCCGGATGTTTATTTTGTGCCATTAGATACCTACTATTATTGGGTTATCAAAGAAACCATCCAGATCGCCATCCTCTTCAATATCAGCATCTTCAGCAGCGCCAATTGCCATGGCAGAAGCCACCACACCGTCAATACGGCCAGTGCTTTTCTTCTTGGCAAAGATGCGGTTATCTTTCTGGTCTGCCTCGAGTACCGCTGAGGCTGCATTCCAGCGCAGGCAAGGGTTGCGTTTGATAATTAACTCTTTGTTATTGATTTTCTCTTCAAACAATTCGATGGAACGCGGCATCCATAAACCGGATTCCTGCGCTTTGTAATAGCCCTGACCGTGCGGTACCAAAACAACACTGACTGAGTTGCTTTCCAGTTCAGGCTCAAGGTATTTGATGCGGTATTGGTCAAAAGCGATGCATCTAATATTAAACATAGCGGTCAGCTCACCGATTCGGTGGGCAACAAAGCCATAGTTCACCGCCTTACCCGGTGGTGCGTGGATAAAACCCGCCTTTAGCCATTTGTCGTAAGGCACTCGGTCGGTTTTGGCGCGCTCAAGCAAACTGTCTTTAGGTGTCCAGAACTCAACAAATAAGCGGTTATGCTTAGGGAAAAACAGCGCCAGCGAGGTTAAGTCACGGGAGCCTGACAAATCGAGTCCGCCATAGCATTCCTCCCCCGCCAGTTCCTCAATATCGAATTCGTCCTCACAATCCATCCAGGTATCACCACCGATCCACGGCGTGGCTGATTCTACCCATTCACAAAAGTTGAGACGGCGCACAATGCTTTCTTTGGCGGGCATCCCTCGGGCAGCGGTCACCTGTTCGCGCAGGTATTTAAGTTCAAAGGTTTGGCCCAGCGAGGGGTTAGCTTTGCCCCAGCAAGATTCGTCTTTAAATGGGTCGTCACCTTCGTCCAGTGAACAGATAAAACTAAAGAAGCTGTCATCTTCCAGATCGCCGCTGGCGACCTTTTTGCCGTATTCGTGGTAGTCATAACACACGCTGGTTTTATCGTGGCCGCTGTTAGTGATTAGGAATATCAAAGCCTGACGCCGCCCTTTGGTACCGGCGCGCATCATCTCAACAACCTGATTGGTTTTATGTTCGTGAACTTCGTCAATTAGCGCGCAGTGGGGGCGCGGGCCAGATTGTCCATCGTCCGAGCTGATGGGTTTAAAGAATGAGCCGGTTTGCAGGAATGCCAGATTCCACACGTTTAAACCGGTACCGGATTTAACCACCCGCTGAGAGAGTGCCGGAGACTGATCGACCATTGAGACAGCATCGCGAAACAGGATCATGGCCTGGTCTTTTTTGGTCGCCGCGGCATAGACTTCTGCCCGAGGTTCTTTGTCGGCCATCATGCAGTAAAGACCGACACCACCGGCCAGTGGGGATTTGCCCGAACCTTTGCCCGACTCCACATACACCATGCGAAAGCGTCGGGTGCCGTCACTGGATTTCCAGCCAAAAATTGAGCCGATAACAAAGCATTGCCACGACAACAAAATAAACGGCTTGCCTTCGTGGTCACCACCATTGAGTTTTAATACGTTGGCAAAAAAGGCAATAACACGGGAAACCGCTTCGACATCCCAAACTAATCCGCGCGCGGGGCCAAGTTCCAGATCCCGCAAATGTCTTTCACAGGCATGGCGAATATCGGGGCCTGCCACTATTTTCCCTGACGTCACATCGGTTGCATATTGAGTTACTGGATCAACCGAAGAACTGGGCGAGCGGGTCTTCTTCTTTTTCTCCGCCATTCACATTCACCTTTGATCTCGCGGCAGGGGTCAGGCCGAATTCAATTAAGTAGCCTTTGAAGCGGCGATCCGCATCGGCAAGCTGCCCTACCGCCGGATGTCCTTTGATAAGAAAATCCCCCAGTTGGGTTTTGGTCATATAGGTGTTGCCCTCGATATCAATCTGCTGGCGCAACCGAAGGATTTCCGCATACAGATCACAAAGGCGTTCCAGTGCCATGGTATCGGCAACGGTCAACACGCCCATCTGATCCAGCAGTAAAGTTAGCCGCCCCCAAGCCGCCTTACCCCAGTCAGTTAAATGAGCAGGAGGACTTGGAATTTCTCGGGCTGGTTGAGGTTCATTCTTATTCAGTGGGCGCTTGCCCGGATTACCGGTGACCACCTTTAAGTGGGTCGGTTTTGGTCGGCGTCCAGACATGGAAAACCTCCAAAAAAAAGTTTTCAATTCGCGGTTGTGCACAGAAATGAGGGCTAGCGGTATGGAGAGCGAAGAGGTGAGAACTTTCGACCCACCCTCCCGATGATATTCATTCCCATTCACACTATTGGTTAAATGGGAATCACTCTCATTTATTCCAATGTGAATTGGGGTCAATCGGTATGCCATCAGCGGTACAGCCCGCCACATAGCCTCTCTTCTCCTGCCGCTGCTTGGTTGAATCATGATGCTGCTTACACAATGGCTGCCAGTTTCCTTTATCCCAGAAGAGCCTCTGTGCTTTCTTTAGTTCATCGGGGGTCTTGGCTTCTTTCATCCGGTGCGGCTTGATGTGATCCACAACGACCGCTGCTGTCTTTCTACCCTGCTGATTGCACATAACGCAGAGAGGATTACTACGAAGAAATGTCAGTCTGGCTTTTTGCCATGGACTGCTATAAATGCTGCTGGTCTTCATGGCGTTGCTCCAAAAGAAAAACCACCGGCTTATAGGGCCAATGGCTTGAGTATGAATAGTGTGTACCGATAAAACTTTATTTCTCTAAAGGCAATTTTTTTTCCAGATATTCGCCATCTTTAAGGCATATAAGAGTCGATGCAAATGGAATTTTACGTTTCAATATATCTTTCACTCTCTTTGCTGGAACTGGATTTTCCAACGAATGATAATTAGTTAAACTATAAAAATAGCAATCATCTTTAGTTTCATCATATTCTTTTTTCTTAATATTACCTTCAACTGTACCAAACCCAATTATTCCAGCACCGCTTTCATAATGAAAAACTACATCACCAGGATTAATTCTTTCAATTTTAAACTTCCATGGATCACAAAAAGCAGCCGCCACTTTATCGCTAACCATCCAATCATGTGTGCTCTCATCCTGGCTTTTATTGGTATTCAACATAAAATATCTTTTACCAGAACGTTCTTCTGGTTGCGACTCAGTGAAGTCGTATATATCGAGATTCGCCTGTTTCAGGCGAGCAATTTCGGCTCCATCACGAAGTAAGGCTATAAGTACTTCATGCTTTGAAACTTCCAAATACTCAGCAATATCTTTTGCGAAAAGGTCAATCTCTGTTGGAACCTTCAATGTTTGTCCGACAATGGCTGTTTTATTGTTTCTGATTAGTGAATCGAAATTTGATGACATTTTAAGCCCCTTTGGTTAAGTGTCATCACAATATCAAACAAATATAAAATTACAACCAAATTTGGTTTTTATTTGGTTTTTTAAGGACATTTAATTGTTAGATAAAGAACATACTTTGTAAAAACCTAAAGCTTTTTACTACCCAGTGTTATTGATAACATACTGTTTCATAGCTTCTTGCTAGCAATCTGCCGCCAGCTAATAATCTCATCGAGCCGCCCCTTGCAGATCCGCAGCTCACGTTTCAAAGCCAGCGCATACAGCCCACTATCGCCCCAAGTGGTACCGACGAACTCCGGTACCTCGCATTGAGTTAATGCCGATTCAGGGGGCCACAACTGGATTAATTCGGCTGACTTATGCTGTGAGCTACTCTTGCAGGATGCTAATGTTGCTATCAGGCATCCTGCTATCAATACACGAATCCCCAACCCCCGCAGCCTTGAACCGCCTGAGTCGCTCGTCACTTTCATTGCGTAGTTTCCCTTCGTTCTCTAGCTGGCGGGCCGTGGCTGTACGGTTGGCGGCTTCATTCACCTGGTATGCATCGATGATGTTACCCAGTGCAACGTTAGTAGCTTGCTCGGCTCTCAGGTCTTTTTCTGTATTCTCGACCTTGTTTGAGAGGCGGTAACTGTTAAAGAACAGAGCCGACACAATAACCACCAGCACAGCAATGACTATCCCAATGGCCTTATTCATCCAACCCCCAGCACGTCAGCTCGCTTTCCTGTGCGCGACGCTCTATCTGCCCGTAACAGTTATTGGAGCGAAGATTGCAATCCTTACCGCCGTCATATACCCAGCGTTTGATCTCAGCGCATGCGCCTTTGCGGTCGCCAGCGTTGAGTTTTTTATAGAACGTGGAGGTGAAACACTTACTTGGGCCGATGTTATAGGGGCAAAACGAAGCGATACCGGCAATCTGTGGTTCAGTCAGCGGTACCCGGACATTCTTCTTTACCCAACTTATGGCCTTGTCAGCCTCCAACTGATTCACCGCAGCACACTTATCCGCTGACAGCTTCATCCCTTTCACTACCGGCTTACCATCAACTTGAGTCGCACCACGGCAAATAGTCCAAATCCCCTTTCCATCTGGGTAAGCCACCAGCAGGTTACCCTCTTTCTCATCCAAAAGCTGATCAAGAATTATGGTGGCCGGTGCTGCAACAATAATCAGAGCCAGGACAGCCGCGCTTAATTTGCTTTTTGTCGAGGCCATCACTCACCATCCGGTTTATAGCCGTGGCGGCGATCCCAAATCTTGACGCCAGCATTAAGCATGAATGTCAGGGCCATAAAAAATAACGAACCAAGCACACCAATCACCGTCCACTCATCAGGGGTGAAGCCAGCAATCAGCTCTTTAGCCCAAAAAATAAAACTACCACCCGACGCCAGGTAGGAAGCATTAGAAGCGATATTGCTCATTTTCATGATCTCCCCCTCCCGGTCAGCGGGTTGGGCGCGTAGTTAAGGAATTTAGCCCACCAGTGCAGCCACTCATCTGTTAATAGTGTGTGTGGAGTTGATTGGGTGACTGGTGGGCTAAAACGAGAAAGGTCACCCGAAGGCGACCTTTAGATAAAAATGATTTATTCGACTTGCCAGACCGATTCATCAATATCGAAAATAATATTTCCATTCTCGATATAGTAACCTGACTGACCTTCAACTGGATCAGTGCTATTCAAATCACGACAGCCCGCGAAAAAGTTAATTAAGCATATGAAATCTATGCATTCGTCTGATATGCCTATTACTTCAAATGACCCATCAACAAGTGAGTAACGAGCATCTCCACCATATTTAGCTAAAACCTCTCCTTCAAATATTTCTGCATTACTCTCAATGAGAGTTTTTATTGACTCTAGATCTGATTCGTTGACGCCATTTAAAGGTATTTCATAGGTCTTAATTCCAGTCATTAGTACCTCCTAAATATTGAAAGGCAATACTAAGACAATTTCAGAGGATTCTATAGTTAGGTTTTTTGAAGCCGGTTACGGTTCCGGCGTCAACACCTACCAATGTGCTGACCGCATACATTTTAAATACAAAAGGCCCACCGAGGTAAACCTGTTTAAATCAGTTGAAAACACTTATAGGTAATAATTATGAATCAACTATTACGAATAATTTTCATTTCAGCGTTAAGATAACACCGCATCTCAATAAGGAATTTGTCCAAAAAATCCGTAATGCCAGGCAATTGGACTGCAGTCATTGGTACATCTTTACTAAAAGCCTCTTGCAATATAGCGTTACAGGCTTTTAGATTCAGTTCTATAACCTTACCCTCTGGAAGATCCGTGTTAATCAAAAGGATTATTGAGTTAATAGATACATTGAGGTTTTTCGCCATTAAAAAGCCTTCAGCTAAATCTTGCCTGTCATATTTAGTACCAGACTCCTTTAAAAGTCTGCGTTTTGCTAACATTGATGCACCGAGAATTTCAACTTCGGCAGTATATTGCGCGCTAAAATCTCTAATCTTATTAATACGCTCAGCAGCCTGAGCTAGTTCCATTTGAGACCTAAGTAACTTATTACTATTTTCAATAGCTTTCCAAGCGATTATGGCAGGGATTGCACCAGCTATTAACGATCCAAGAATAGTTATAAGAGAGCTTTCCCACGAGAAAACCGAATCAATAATTATTTTAGGAACCTTACTAATAGTAAGATAATTATTTGAAACGATATGTTCATGTATAAACGGAATTCCTTGCCATGCCATTGCACTACGCCTGTAAATATGAAAACTAAATAATAACCACGACTTAAATTTATTAATAGGCGCTAACGCTAAAAACCTCACCGAAGCGAGGTTTATTTAACTGGATAAGCGCTACTGCACAACCTACTCTTATCACACTAGAACACTTTATGCGTAGCGCACTAATCCTTTTTTATCATTTTCATGAATATGTTGGATTTGAGTGTAGGGATCCATCTCAAGAACTGCGCCCGTCATTGCCAGGCAACCATCGATAAAACCCTCTGCGACCTGCATCTGCTGGCGAATACGGCCCTCAGATACCTTGTAACGCTTCGCTATTTGCCGCTTTGAAACGCCAAGTATGTAATGCAGGCATATCAGAGAGTATTCATGCGTCAATCGCCGGGCTTTTAACTGACCTACTGCCGAATCAATGATTAGGCCATCATCATCACAGCAGGATTCTTGACGGCTTGAAGTGGCGGGTAGTAACCCTTTAAATCCCGCTGCGATAGGTGAGTAATCAACACCACAACTATCACGCGCCCAAACGCCCCAGCGGGCCAAAACTAAAGAAATGTCTCTCATGCTAAAGCCCCTATACCGATTGAACGATCCATAAAGCGAAATAGTAGAACTATCTGGCTGCCGTACTTCTCTTCCCACGCGCGCTGGTTGGCATGTAATTCATCGTGACAGTTACGGCACAAAGGGAATGTGAATAGGTCATGCGCCTTGGTTGCCATACCGCCCTGCCCATGCCCGATGATGTGGTGAGGGTCACAGTCACCATTGCCGCAACCGCAGCAAGGTTGTGATTTAACCCATTGCAGATATTTCCGGTTCTCCCAACGCCGCAGTTTTGGCCTGAGCATAAAACCAGCTGGTGGCTCGGCATCAACCTTTAGAGCCAAAGCGGGTTTTACGGCTATTTCCGTTGGTGGCTTGGCTTTCGTCACTTTCTTGGCAACCACCTCTTGTGGTGCAGGTGTCCAGGTAATATCACTCTCTTTTGTGCCGCCAGTTTCGATCACTGCGGGTGGCATACGCAGAGAAGAACGGGCAATAGCATCCGGCAACAGGTCGTAAACCTCGTTAACCACCGCCCACCAACACAGCTCTGGCAACGTCAGCTGGTGGCCCTCAGAAAAATGAAAGTAGCCGCGAACGGTTTCGACCACCCAAGCGACGAGATTATTGGTCGCCAGTTGATTTAGGCGAGGAAGTGTCTGCTCTCTCAGCTTATTATCGTGATGCCAGCACAGGCGAATTGACCGTTGGTTATAACGCAAGGTGGTGAGATTGCGGTCATGGCTATCATCCGGATCATGCCACTGGCACTCTTTCAGCCGTTCCACCCATGCCTCAAGCACGCGCGGGCCACCAGCAGCATTGATAACCCGCTCATGTTCAAAGAAGGGTAACAGTCGCGGATCATTGGCTAGCTGTTGATTGACGACCGGCAACGCGCCAGCAGGCAGCAATTTAAACTCATCCGGTTCAGTGGCCACCAGCAATCGGCCTGACATATACGGCAATAAATCTGCACCTGGCTTCAATATCACCACGCCCAGCTCACGCTGAATAAACGGGGTTAATAGCGCCCTCATGCTGCTTTAGCCGTCATCATTAACTTAATAAGCTCATCCACCTTTGATTCATAGAAATGAGGCTGTGTTTCGCGGGGATTGCCAGGACTGATGATGTTCTTGCCATAAAGCAGCCCTTTTGACGTCACCGACCAAAAGTATTTAAGTCCTCCTTTAGCTTTTGGTGATGTGCTTGGACGGGATCGGCGTTCAACAATACCCAGCTCGGACAAACGACCAAATGCCACTGTTGCCCTAATGGGGATTGACCGAGATTTGAGTACCGTACTCAGTGCCATAGTTGGACGGCTTGAGCCATCAACAGCATCAGTAGGGGCGTCAATGGCATATTGTGGGGCAAGATTGGGTAATCCGACTGCCTGCTGTAGCTTTTGACAGGCACCGAGAACAGAAGAATTAGATAGATTGAGTTCTTTACGCATGAACTCTAATAAAATGACACCAGCCTGCATCTTATCTGCTGATGGGTTTACTGCGGTGATTGATTGGCTGACGGCCAGATCGAATGTTCGGATAACTTTCAGACTAAACGATGCACTGATCCACATAGCATAGGCATATACCAACTCTTTACAGACATAAGTACCCTGCTCGATACCGCCGCGCACGACATAAACTGGTTGTTCTGTAGGCGAGTTGCTAATTTGCAACTCGGTCACTAATTGAACAGTCTGTTCGTTCCTGAGCCAGAATGCCGGTTTGTGCTTATCTAATGCACCAGCTGCACGATGCAAATCATTCAGGCAATAACGGCCAGCATTATCAAGACGAACGGAAACACCCTCAATTACGAGTAACTGATTCATAATTCACTCCACACATTAGTTTTTACCAACCTACCCAATCCAATGTCCGCACACATGGAAAGGTGAATAACTGCACAACCACTGTACATTACCACACTACGAAAGGTGAACATTTATATTCACCTCGCTGATAACTATCTCTATCTTCCCTCCCTTGACGATTGGCCCCCACTCAATCATTAGCTTTTTCACTTGGCTATCATCAGCCCACACACCCGCATGAGTCAGGGCATCCAGCGGCGCTTTCAGGAAGTTATCCAGATCCCGCCGAACCAGATTAGGAGGGTAGAAAACGATAGCGACCGCCACCGGATCAGTGATGGTTTTTGGTACCCGCCGCAACTGCTCAAGAATGCAGGCCAAAGCCTCAGACCGGAACTGACGACCTTTGACGCTGATAAGATGGCGACCCGCTAACGGGCCCTTACTCGGGGCGCGCCAATAGCTATTTACTGAGGGTGGAAATGGCAGAGTGAGTTTCAAGCAGTTACCCCGCTATCCGGTGCCGGAATAATTTCAGGAATATTTTGCGGTTGATTTTGTGGTACCAGGCGCTCTGCCTCTCTGCGGATCTGCGCTAAGAATGCCGCGCCAGTAGTCATAAGCTGATCCAGTGAGACATAACTTGTTGCTGGCCCGCGCCACGTCTTATCAAATATCGCTATGGCTCCAGCGAAGAATGCACCGCTCGGTACCTGTTTATCATTTGCCGGAATAAACCAGCGTGGGAGGTCGAAACCAACGCGACCGCGAATAAACGCTATGTGGTCGGCTTGCTCTGGCCACCAGCTCTCTGATGTGGCGACTTTGATAAGAAACACATAACGGCCACCGGCTTCACGCATTGCCGCTGTGTGCTGCATGATGTGAGTCATACCGGTGATGTATTCACCTTCATGCTGTTTAGCGCGGGAATATGGCGGGTTACCGAACGCAGCGCCTTTAAGCTCTTTCACTCGCTCAGCCCAGTTTTGAACCAGCGCGTTATCTTCTGCCGTGTAGTAGTCAGGGCATTTACTGTTTTCACCGTCAGAGAACAGGTCCAAAACCAGTGGGCCAAACATCTGGTTAATGCCCCAAAACAACGCATCGGGAGTGCGCCACTGATCGCCTACCTGTTTTAAGAAATGCTCAGGCATAGCTTTTAGTGCATTCAAAGATTCAACATATTCTGAGATCTGCGGAATATCGGTTTCTTGTTCATCACCAAGATCACAAGAGAATGGCTCACATGATTCAGTACACGAATCTGTATCTGTAGCATGGCTGCCTATGATTTTCTCTCTCATCTCCTCAGCACTACGCTCTGAAAACATAGTGATAACTTGTTCTAGGGTATTCTTGCCACGATATAAGCGGCGGTCACTACGAGTTTTACGGACTTCGGTAGAATTGACACACTCCATAAACTGTCTAGCCAACTCCGGTTCATCCTTTGCTGCCAATGCAACTTTTTGTATCGACTTCTTGACGCAAAAAACACAGTTCCCTAAATGTTCATCAATAGCTAAATTAAAAGTCCGCGTTGACCAAAAACTCAGAATGTCCGCTTTCCCCATATCTGATATATCGGCCAGAAAATTAATTTTTAGCGCACGGTTGTTGATGATTCTTTTGTAAACTAGCTCTCGTTGTTCTTCTGTTGCCAATGGCAGCTTTTCAACAAGTAGGCTCTTCGCCTTATTTTCACCGGCTATTTCCAACGCTTCTAGTACATCAAGACGAAATTCGTTCATCTCCTCCATGGGCATACAGCTATCTTTCAATATGCGATACGCATATCGACCAAAGATCCGCTGAGGCTCATCGTCACGAATGCCAATCCACGTTTCAAAACCACCTCGGCCAAATTTCTCTACACAATAATTGTGGGCTAACTCCTGTTTCATTCGAGAAGAGCAGAACGGTGCGCCAATGGAAGGTGCGCCATATTTTTCTAGTACCCCTTTCCATGCATAAAGGTCTGTTTTTAGGTCACTAACATTAATAATCTCGATATTGTTACGCTTGCCCAATTCATCACTGATCCCCATCCTGATACAGGTCAGGTCTATACACCATTCAGCAACTAGACGCTGGATGAATTTATAAGTTTCTGGGTGCTCACCACCAGTGTCCATGAAGATATAACGGACATCTTCGCCAGCAATCCGCCGTTGCTCCATCAGGTGAACCAAATAAGCGGAGGTGCGACCACCAGAGAAACTAACCACTTGAGTTGTCATGCTGCTTTCTCCCCGCTCATGCGCTGGCTGCATTCTTTCCAGATGGTATTCCACTTACTCACGCCAAAACCATTCCCCATACCGCGCAAACCAAGTTTGCTAGCCTCGTTGCTGACCATGGTTTCAAGTGGGGTTGGGTTACGAACAGGTAAACCTGAACCGATGAACCGCATGTAGGCTTTATCGCGCAGAGTGGTATCGCCAGTCAGTAATTCCCCGCTCGCCTTAACCCATTTGCCATCTTTGCGGACTGGGCGTCCGTGTGCATGCCAGCGGCTGGCACCTTCAAGGTAGCCAGGGAATTTAGTTGGCTGGAAAAGTGTTGTCGGGCGCAGGTATTCAGCCATATCCAGATCGGTGGCCCACTTCGCGTGGAGGTAATCAACCGTGAGTTTCAGCTCTGCAACAGTGAACTGCTCTTTCAGTCGGGCGCGGATGTTCTCCAGCGATGATTTACTGGTCTGGTACCGAGAGCCGGTAATCAGGTTCAGGTGCTTTAAAACGTCTTTGGCCTGATCAGTAATTTCAACTTCAGGGTCGGTCGCCATCGGCGGCTGACAGGGAGGTTTTTTACTTGATGGATCTGGTGTTGATTTTACTGACGGATCGCCCCCAGATTCTGGCGGGTCAAAAGTGCCGTTATTGCCAGATTCTGACCCGTCGAATTTTGAGCCATCAGATTTTGACCCGTCAGATTTTGAGCCATCAGATTTTGAGGTGTCGGATTCTGACGCATGAGCAGCGGCCTTAAGCTTTGCAACATTCAGCTGATAAACATTACTGGCATTGCGGTTACCGGCGCGGCGGGCTTTCTTGCTTAACCAACCATCGGTTTCCAATTCAGCCAGCGCAGTACGAACAGTGCTCTCACCTGCCCCAATCTGGCGGGCAATCGTCGTTACTGACGGCCAGCACACGCCCTCATCATTAGAAAAGTCAGCAAGACGGGCCATGATGGCCACTTTCGATATTTTCATACCCGCAGCCGCACAGCCGTCCCATACATAACTGGATAGCTTTACGCTCATACAACCGCCTTATATTCTTTCCTGAAACGCCGAATGGGTATTGAACAGTCATGCTCATAATCATCACGACGAAAAATGACTTGCCCTGTAGCGCTGTCGTAGCCAATAACGTGAACGCGAATACCGCGCTTATCGTGGTAATACCGATCAAGCAATTGGATGGGGTTAGTGGTGGTCGTGCCTGGATTAGTCATACGCGGCCCCACTTACGGCGAACTACACCCACAATTCCCCGCGCTCTGCTGTGGTTGCACGGTTTCCACTGGCCCCTTATCATTCGTTCATACCGGAACGGGCTGACACAAACGCAACGCAGTTGCGGAATAGAACGTTTAGCCGCTACAATGTTCATGCGTTAATTACTCCACACGTTTAGTTAATGCACCCGACGCCTCAGTGCCGCACACTGGGGCGTCACCCCATAACATCACCGTCACAGCCACAATCTCTGCAATAATCGACTGCGCCTTATACCCCTTAGCTTTCAGCCGCTTAGTTTCATCACGATCTAACACGCCATCAGCGGTAAACTGATTATGAGCACGGCCAAAATCACCCAAAGCCACCAGCAGATCGTTAAATTTGATCAGTAGCTCGTCGTTGCCAATGTCATTCACTTCCGGCAGCTTCACGAAAACACCACCAGCACGCTTACACATGGCCTCTGTGATATCAGAGCGGCCAGAGATAGATTCCATCTCTACCGCCATGCCCAGCGGCACGACCTGCCCCGCCAACTGGCGAACGCGGTTACGTAATGCATTCTCAGTACCGGACAGTGGACATAACTGTTTAGCCATTGCGTCATACTTGCCCGGTGTCTGAGTTATCAGCTGGTGTATCGCGTCGCTAATATCCGGCTGAGTTGGAAAGTCTTTGTTATCCACAATGTTTCTCTCTCTTTGGTGGTTTAACTTAGGCCGCTGGTGCCGTAGGCTTCTGGTAGTCGGATGGGTCATACTTCAATTTCCCTTCCGTAATCTTTTCAGCTTTTAAAGCCTGCTTTTCTGGAATGATGTGACCCCATTGGCAAACAGCGCTATGCGAAACACCCAGAGCTATAGCGGTTTTCGATGTGCCCTTGAAGAATTCAAGAACGTCAGTTTTATGCATAGTTACCTCCATAAAAGTAAGCATACTTACATCGTATATTCACAGACTACTTACGTCAACTGAATGTAAGATTACTTACGTCTTTTATATATGGTGGATGCTATGAATACAGTTGGCGGAAGAATCAAATTCAGGCGGCGGCAGTTGAAGCTGACCCAAAAAGATATCGCTGAATATGTAGGCATTTCTGCGTCTGCCGTAACTCAATGGGAAAGTGATGCAACCGGCCTATCCAGCGATAGCCTGCTGAAACTCGCCTCATTGCTTGAATGTTCACCAGAGTGGCTTTTATCTGGAAAGGGAGAATTAGAACCTTCGATAAAGGCTATGGCCAGCAAATCAAAAGTTGTCCCCGTTATTTCATGGGTACAGGCCGGTGCCTGGACTGAAGCACTTAGCTCGACTGGTGTCAGATCTGAATGGGTTGAAACTACAGCAAAAATTTCTGATTTTGCATTTGCCTTAAGAGTTAAAGGCGATTCAATGACAGCATCAGGCTCACTAAGCATCCCTGAAGGGGCTATTGTGATAGTCGATCCAGAATACGGATTTATTGAAGATGTTAATGAAAAAATCGTTATAGCTCAAACAAATGGAAATCATGAAGCGACAATTAAGAAATTTGTAATTGATGGCCCTAATAAATATTTAATGCCGTTAAACCCTCAATTCAAGCCCATTGAAGTAGATGACACCTGCAAATTGATTGGTGTAGTAAAGCAGATAATCATCGACCTGCCATAATCACTTATATCTTCTTAAAGAGGCCCGCCATGCGCGGGTTTTTTTATGCTACCGCCTTAAAAGTAAGTTAACTTAACTTTTATTCTTGACTTTAAATGTAAGTTTACTAATACTGAATCTATCAACAGCGAACAGGCAGGACGCCCACGTAGTAGCTGCCGGTGGCATAGAAACACCGGATGATTCGCTTAGTAGGGTTAACAGTGTGGAGTAACAGGTATGAAAGGTTACAGATACCAAGGCGACACCACAGGAATAACAATCGGCAAAATGCGCGTCTTGATGTGCCTCGAAGGTGAAGAACAAGCAGTGCGGGAAGCCGCGGTTAAGTTCGACAAAATCTTCTCACCCGCTGGTTACGAACAAAGTGATAAGCCCGGTGAATTGACCATCTTCTATGTGCCGTTCGTGAAGTATGAAGCTGAATTTATCAAAATGGCCAGTAAGGGGTAAATCAATGTCTCAGTTTCGAAATATCAATATCGAGTGGCTCCAGTGTATGCATGAAGCCGGTTATATCACTCTGTGTGATGGTGATTTGCAGGAAGTTTTAGACGTTATCTTTGAGTAATACCACGAACACCACACTGCATACGGTCGCTCTTTCCTTCGTTATCAGCGCTGATAAAGCGACACAAAAGGGAATCGACGCCGGAGCCGTAACCGGCACACAACAGGTAAGAGCATTGACGAGCAAGGCATTGAGTCCGGTTCAATTCCAGACGCCAGATAGTTTTTATTATCTGGTGATGGGCAAGGAAATGGTCTGTTCGATTCAGACACCGGCAATGCTCTTACCGTTGTGATTTGCCAAAGAGCTAGCCTGTGCAATTGCAGCAGCCGGAAATAAGCGCCGGAAATCACATCCTTGTTCCATTGCTGTGCTGTGTCTTTAGCGGCTGCGCCTGCCAACACCAGATTAGGCCAGCCGCCCTTTTCACACAGAGAAGTGCTCCGGGCGGGTTATCCCTTTAAACCCGTACAGTATAAAGCCCCCGGGCCGGAGTACTTCTCTGTGTGTGGAGTAACTAAATAACAATTATCGGTGCGGTGATAATTGCTAATAAACCTATGTGGAGTAATTAACGTGAAACAAGCCCAGTTAAAAAATGCAATTATTTTTAAGGCAACTCTGCCTGAAGCTGAATTACTTTCAGGTCACTTAAATGAAGTTCTATTTACTGCCATTGCCGAGAATGAAAAGAGCCGTGTTGGTTTTATTCCAAATATCATCACTGGTGAGCTAGTCACGCCGTTTAATGGTGGGCTATCGGTTTCACTACGCATTGATGAAAAAATAATGCCATCTCATGTTATCAATAAAGAAGTAAACGAACGTGCTACTGTTATTGAATCACAAACAGGTAAAAAACTTAAAAGAGCAGAACGAAATGCGGTCAAAGATATCGTTATCTCTGAGTTGTGCAAAAAAGCATTTGTTAAAACCACTGTCATTAACGCCTATTATAATATCGAACATGCTTTTTTAATTGTTGCAACTGGTAGTAAGCCTTTCGCCTCCTTGTTTGTTTCCTACCTAGTCAAGGCGGTAGGCTCCATCAAGACTGAAACTATTCATATTAGTGATATCAAACATGGCCTCACCACTCGATTGAAAAGATTTACTAGCGACGAGAAAGATGCTTTTGATGGTTTCTATATTGGTGACTTTGTTCAGTTATCACGAAAAGGTGAGCAAAACGAAGTTATTAAATATGCCGCAGAAATTGACACAATAAAATCTGAACTCGCTGATAATTTAAATGATGGATTTATTGTTGACCAAATGTGTTTATGTACTGGTGACCTTTCATTTCTATTAACTGAAAACTTCCATTTCAAACGCATTAATACTCGTGATGATGTTGAATACGATGATGAGGATGATATTCCCTATCGTTGGAGACATGAAGCAGCAGTGCTTACTATCTTCTTGACTGATGTTATTAACCGGCTGTGTGTTTTATTGAGTTATAAGCCTGTCGGAAAAGAATAGTTCATCAATGAATTATAAATCGCCCATTAATTGGGTGATTGGGTAACTGTTACCTAAATTCAGGCTGAGGGTTATTTCATGAATCCGATTCAATTTATCAGCAAGAACATTACACAGCAGCTTATGGATGAGGGCTATTCCTTACCTGTGGCTCAGGGGGGGGGCAAATGAAGCGGTTGACCTATATCGCCGTGCCTCTCAGCCAGCTACCCGCAGTCGTGGCATTTACGACGATTGCCTAAAGGTAGCTCTCAATTACGCAAAGATGAGCGGTGAAAAGGCTAAGCCGATAAAAACTGCCAAAAAGAAGAAAGCATAAACCGTGGAGTTAATTTAAATGTCATGCATAAAAACGTATCCAGATTTGCTGCATTTTGATTATGCAGATCCAAAAGAAAGCAGTATCAGTATTAACGATATAGCCCAGGGCCTTTCCAATGAATGCCGGTTCGCGGGCCATATCCCTTATTTTTATTCTGTTGCCCAGCACTCATGGTTGGTTAGCCAGCTTGTTAGTCCTGAATTTGCATTGGAAGCACTGCTGCACGATGCAACAGAAGCATACTGCAAAGATATCCCCTCCCCTTTAAAACGCTTACTGCCCGACTATAAAGCCATTGAGCGCAGTATTGATTTGGTTGTCCGGAATAAATTTGGTCTTCCATCTGAAATATCACCAGAGGTTCACCATTTCGATTTAGTGATGTTGGCTACCGAGCGCTTAGAGCTGGATATAGATGATGGTGAGGTCTGGCCAATGTTGGCAGGAATTCCACCAGCTGATATTGCCATCTGCCCCATGTCACCTGGCCATGCCCGCGTTATTTTCTTGGCGCGCTTCAATGAGCTAACCGGGGCCACCCAATCATGATGTACGGCCTGTTTTTACTCGTCTGCTACACCTTCCAGCCGTGCCAGTACGAGCCACAAGGCTACGTCTATCCGGATGATAAGAACTGTATAGCCGACATCCAGCAACAAGGTCTGCCACCTGAATATGAATGCCTGCCAGTTGATGGCGTTCTCTATGCGAGGAAACAGTGATGAAACCAGATAACGACATCTTCAAATGCGATTGCGGCTTTACGTGGAAGCGTGGTTTTAGTGGTGCTCATTTTTGCGAACCACGGTACAGGGAAACTATTGCCAGCCTCAAAACTGACCTTAATGCGGCACTGAATGCCTGCACTCTGATCGCCGAGGCTTTGGGTATTACTGGCGCAGTAGCAGGTGACACCATTGCTCGGGTGCAGCAGCTGGTTGGCGAGAATACGGCGCTTACCGATAAGGCTGCCAGTGAATTATCAAATGCATGGTTGCTGCATCGCACCATGATGGGTGCACAAGCGGCTCTTTTCTGCGTTACTCAAGGGAATTTAGGTCAAGCAAGGGAATGGCTTTGGGGTACTACTGACGAGGCTCAGTTGGAAATTCCAAACGGAATGGAGGTGAATGGATTACAAGGCTGGTTTGAGGAAAACATGGTTGATCATATAACTCACGCCAAGGCTGTAGAAATAATCAAATCGGAAGCCCCAGCTACCACTCAGGCGCTTAACGAGATAGAGGCGCGGGCCATTGAAAACGCCTTGGATGCTCAGGTTGGAAAACAGGCGGTAACAGACGCATTGACAGGCAAGGCTTACTTGTGTGCCGCTGACCTTCGCCAGTTCGCCGCGAATCTGCGCGCGGGGAGGAAGGGATGAGCAACTCACCTAAATACCTGCATGCACCCGAAATCACTGACGAAGTTATTGCTGAAGCATTCGAAGGTACCAATTTCGGGCGCACAGACTTTCGTCACTTCCTCGGCCATAGCGTGCTGAAACGCGCTTGTGACTGGCACTGCGGCTACACCATCACAGTCATAATGGTGAATCTTAAGTTAATAACCCCAAAAACTCTGAAGGTGACAAAGCTCGGAAAAATGTTCATTACCGACTGTTACTACGACGCTGGCAAGGCTGTTAAGCATAGCGAAATGGCGGTGCTGCAATGAATAACATCAAAGAAATCATTGTTAGTCTCAAAACTAGGGTGGCATTAGCCGAATTGATTGGCCCCGACGAAATGATAGTTTCAGCTTCTGATTTGAGCGCACTGATAGCCCAACTAGAAGCGGCACACAAGCGTATAGCTGAATTGGATAACTCAGAAAGTCAGTTGATAAATAAGCGTGACCATGCCGAGTCAACAATAAACTCTATGTTCGTGGCTGTGATGAGTGAAAAGCCAGAATGGTCAAATATGTATCAATTTATCGATGCTGTGGATGAAGTTGAAGATTTCGTGTCGATATTGAAGCAACGCGCAGAATCAGCAGAAGCAGCGTTATCAGCGGCAAACGAGAAGCTGAGTAAGCCTGTTGTTCTTCCGGAGGTGGTTGTCGTTAATATTTCTGGCAAATATCCGATTGAAGTCATGTACGCCTCTAAAGTTAAAACATTCATCAAAGCAGCCGGTTTCACAGTAGAGGGGGAGTGATGGCGACAATCGATATATCAAGAATAGGCGGGGAAGAACAGCGTATTGAAATAGTTCTACGCTTTGGTGTTGGCAAAACCATCACGGCAATCATGTTGCCAGAGGATTTTGCACTGGCGATAACAGGTCGCAGCGAATTACCCGTAGATATCAAGCTGCGTCAAACATCAATTAGCCATGATCGTTTGGGTCGCAAGCTGGTAGAGGGGAATGCAGATGCTTAGTGAAAAACAGTCATTCAACTGGCGCAAAAAGTTGTACAAAACACCCCAGGACTAACCTCAAAAGAGGTCGCTTATCGCGTATCTCAAATCCGTCCTGCCAGAGTCGATGTGGTTAATAGAGCCCTAGAGCGTCTGAGCCTAAAAGGTGAAATTAATCGAATCAAATCAACGAAAGGTGTAATAACCAATCACCCGAAACCTGAACAGTTCGGGATTACTCGAACTATGGCCTTTTTTAACAAAACTCTGTTAGAAGTGCGTAACAAATATAAGTTTGAATTAGAAAAGTGTATTGGCTCGTAAGTAGTTTTAGTCACGGCCTGTGTGCGGCTGGCCTTTAAATAAACAGTGTGGAGGTTCGTATGATTAGTCTCGATTGCATCCCCATTAGTGCGTATTGCATTACCACAGGGGAAACGGTTGAAGCCATCAATAAGCGTGTTCAGCGTGGAGTATGGCGTGAAGGCAGGCAGGTTTTAAAAGTTAATGGTGTTAAAGAACGTTGGATTGATCTTACGGAGGTTTCAAAGTGGGCGAGAGGGGATCGGCAAAGCTCCCAAGGGGCATAACTGTTCGTAGCCATAAGGCTGGGCAGACAATAAATATCACCTTCACATATAAAGGGGTTAAATGCCGTGAACCCCTTTCTAACATTGAAGTGACCCCAAAAAATATCAAATATGCTGAACGGCTTTTGGGTGAAATTCACAATAGAATAGAACGAGGCACCTTTAATTATGCTGACCAATTTCCCCGGTCGGTACGATTAAAGGTGTTTGGTAATAATCAAAGTTCAAAGCACATTAAAAAGTATCTGAATGAATACATTATAATTTGTGAAAACCGCAAATTATCACCAGGCACAATTGCCGGTTATAAGAAGTGTATGAGCGCCTTATCCAGCCTGCATGAAGTTAATGTCTCAGACCTTACGCCCGCAATGGTTAAAAACTGGATACAAGGCCAAAAGGTAGCACTGAAAACTATCCGCAATAGATTATCGTTCTTAGGCTCCGCAATAGATGAAGCGGTAACGGATGGTTTACTACCGGCTAATCCGGTTTCTCTTGTTTCAGCTTCCCGCTACCAAGGCGAAAATGTCAGATTAGAAAGTGAATATGTGGTTGATCCTCTTTCACCAGATGAGGCCAAAGCAATCCTATCTACAGCGATGAATGCTCAATGGGAAAACCTTTTTAGATTTGCTTTACACACTGGAATGAGAAGTTCCGAATTATGCGCGATAAGGTGGCAAGACCTCGATCTCATCGGGAATACAGCTCATGTAATAACGGCAAGTGTAGAGGGAGTGATTAAGGGGACTAAAACTAAAGCAGGACGAAGAAAAATAGAATTAGACTCCGAAGCATTGCTGGCCATCAAAAATCAGAAGCCCTTTACCTTTATGCTCAATGAGTTTGTTTTTCATGATCCGAAAACGAATGAGGCTTGGGCCGGTGCTGATGCGATCAGAAAAAAAGCGTGGGTGCCAACTTTGAAAAAGGCTGGTGTCCGGTACCGAAATCCATATCAGACCAGACATACGTTTGCCACGATGCATATTAGCCAGGGCGCAAACCTCTTCTGGCTAGCAGGACAGATGGGCCACAAAGGGCCGGAGATGTTATTCCGGCATTATGGTTCGTTCCTGAAGGAATACAGTGGAATGACAGAGGAAGTACACCAAAAGAGCCGCACAGGATACGCGCCAGAAAAATAATAAAAATAAGCATTCTCTAACAATAAGTTAGGAGATTACGGACGCGGGTTCAAATCCCCCCAGCTCCACCACTTTTAGTTTTACCGAAGTATAGTAAAGTCTACTAAGCCCGCATGGAACCAGCCTTGCGGGCTTTTTTACGTCTATAGTAGTCTACTGAGAATTGCTAGAAACCACTACTTATGGCACCCTCCTTGGGACCCAACACAAAGGGTCCAAAACTTGAGGGTCCCAAAATGGCAAAACTCGCAAAAAAACTCACAGATACTGAGATCAAAAGCACTAAACCTGCAGACAAAGAAATCAACTTGTTTGACGGTGATGGCTTAATGCTAAGAATCGCGCCCCTCTCAAGGGGTGGTAAGAAAAATTGGTATTTCAGGTATGCAGTGCCAGTAACTAAAAAGCGAACAAAGGTAAGCCTCGGAACCTACCCCCACCTCACGTTAGCAAGAGCAAGAGCTTTGCGGGATGAATACCTATCTTTACTTGCCAATGGCATCGATCCACAAGTCCATAACAACGATAAAGCTAATGCATTAAAGGATGCTACTGGGCACACGCTACAAGCCGTTGCTCGAAAGTGGTTAGATGAGAAGGTAAAGACATCTGGTATATCCAAAGACCATGCAGAAGACATCTGGCGTAGTCTTGAACGAAATATCTTCCCCGGATTAGGCAATGTTCCTATCAAAGAGATCCGGCCTAAGTTATTGAAGCAGCATCTTGACCCAATTGAACAACGCGGTGTATTGGAAACCCTGCGCCGAATTATTTCCCGCCTAAATGAAATCTTCCGCTGGGCAGCGACAGAAGAACTTATTGAGTTTAATCCTGCTGATAACCTTGGTCAGCGTTTTAGTAAACCTAAAAAGCAAAATATGCCCGCCCTTCCCCCAAGTGAACTACCAAGATTTATGGTTGCTCTGGCGAATGCTTCCATACGGCTGGAAACACGTATGCTAATTGAATGGCAGTTGCTTACTTGGGTTCGCCCCGGAGAGGCAGTTCGTGCGCGTTGGGCTGACATCGATACAGAAAACAAAATCTGGAACATCCCCCCTGAATTTATGAAGATGAAACGTCTTCATAAGGTGCCGCTCAGCAAAGAAGCTCTCCGTATACTAGAAAATATGCAGCCTATCAGTAGCCATCGTGAATGGGTATTTCCCAGCATAAAAACGCCGCTGACCCATATGCATGAGCAAACAGCCAATGCAGCGTTAATCCGTATGGGTTTAGGTGGTGAATTGGTTGCCCACGGTATGCGATCTATCGCAAGGACAGCAGCAGAGGAATGCGGTAAATTCAGAACGGAAGTTCTTGAATCAGCTTTGGCTCATACCAAAAGCACTGAGATTATAGCCGCTTACAATCGTGCAGAGTATCTCGTCGAAAGAGCAGATCTTATGCAATGGTGGGGGGATTATATTCAAGTGCAGAAACATAAGGCTATTGCTGCGTGATAGTGATGCGCTCCTATTATTCCAACAAAGAAAGTTTGCGTTAAATGAGTAATCATACCCAAGCAGAAGTATGTGGTTGTGCTTTCCGTTCTAAGACTTGTAGCATATTGTGATTGAATCAAGTTTGTGGTCAAAGAACGCCAAATAATCCATCCGCGTCATACAGCTTATATGGGTGCAAGCATCTTGACTTGCGCAGGCCGATGATGCGGTGGTGGGGGAATTTAATCGGGATGGGATCATTAGGCCGTTTGAATTTGCTCATAAGTAGTAATCAATATATACAAGAACATATCCTTCATGATAAGAATATACCGAAGACATAGTATATGTAGCTTCACTATTTTCGGTTGTTAGAAATTGATTTAAGCATAAAAATATATACCATAAAGTTATACTATATTATTTAACTTTCAATTTAATCCACTAACAAGCTTGGTTTTTAATAGACTTTTAGCGTGAGCCTTAATAAAAGGTGGAGGCAATGCATTACCTATCATAAGAGCAATAGCGCCTTTCCCATGTTTTATATTAAATAAATAATCCACAGGAAACCCTTGCAATACAGCTGCTTCTCTTAAACTAATGACTCGATCTTCAGTTGGATGTAAGAATCGACCTTTGGATGGATTATTACATCCACTTGTAATTGTTGGAGAAACATCGTCCCAAGACATACGTCCATACACATCAAAAAAACCTGATACCTTTTTATGGCATGCTAAATGATATTCCTCAGGTAAATCAGTTCTACTCCCCCCATTTCTAGGAATATGCTTTATAATGTTCATAACATGCTGTGAACGATTTTCTTTTAAATAATGAAGAGGATCGTTGTTAGCAATTTTTAATTCAATATTAAAAATAGCCTCACGAATATTAACAATCTTCTTATTTTTTTCGGCCAAGTTCGGTTTATGACCTTTACAAGCTAAAAGTATTAATCTTTTTCTCCGCTGTGGCACACCATAGTCAGAAGCATTTAAAACATCAAAAGTAGACAAATAGCCATTAGAATCTAAAAACTGTAAAAGTTTATTAAATCGGCCATCTGATACTAAATTAGGTACATTCTCAAGCATAACCATTTTTGGTTTCATAACCTGAATGAAACGTATAAATTCGAAAATAAGATCATTTCTGCAATCTTCAATCGAAGAAATTTTATTTTTGGTTCTCAAACGGGAAAATCCTTGGCATGGAGGGCATCCGGCCAATAAAGTTAATTCTCCCGGATTCATATTTAGATCATGGAGAATTTTATTAGGATCTAAACTTCGAACATCTGCATGATACATTAAGGAATGGGGATGGTTCTGTTCATATGTTTCTTTTGCCTTAAGATCAATTTCTATTGCTGCCTTAACACTAAAACCTGCTTGTAATAGTCCTTGGCTTAATCCACCACAACCACTAAACATATCTAATGCAGTGATTTCTATCCTATTTTTAGGTAATTGTGACATTTTAACTCCAAGATTATACTGCAAGTAACCACTCATTAAGCTTATCGACTATTTTAATCAAATTAGGATTATTGTCATCCATTTTATTTAGATAATGCACAGCTATTCCCGATAACTGCTGAGAATTTAAATCCTCCCCCCCTGCTTCACGACGAAATCTTTCTTTATATTCTTGAGATGTAGGATATTCATCCATAATTCCCATTGCGTTCAATACTATTGCATCAGGACATTTTAAAGGTAAATAATCTAGTTGACTGCGAATCCAGCTTAAATAATCTAGTTTTTTACGAATCCTATCTTTATTTATCCCCTCAGAATCATTACCACCATTAATAAGAAGTTTTGGCACACAACCAATATTTGATTTTAATATATCATCTAAATTTTCATATTCCGATGGCGAAACTGTTTGAGGATTAGTAAATTCTTCAACATATTTTTTATCCCCATCTAAATATACGAAGCTATTTAGACCTGCCAGAATAAGCACTGGTATTTGATAAACTAAAATGGAGTCAGAGCCGCCTTCGGCTACCATTACTTCAAATGTATCGGCATCCCCTTTGTCTAAAATCTTCATGGCCCTGTCTATAACATTTTTAGCCATAATATCTTCAACATAGATTCTACGCTTTGAAGTTGTAGACTTACCAAGACGGTGTAATGCCACATAAGGGGAGCAACTATTAATTATCCGAGTTTTATTTTCCCCATTATCCTCTAAAACTTTTATCGCATCATAAGGAATATTTTCAATAAGATCCATTGAGTGAGTAGATACAATAACTTGTAGTTTCTTAATTATTATCAAATGCAATATAAATTTTAAAAGCTCTTTTTGTGCTCCGGGATGCAAAGATGTTTCAGGTTCATCTAAAAGAACAAGCGAATAATCTTTACAGGATAAAAGCTTAATAACAATGCTTACTACCGAAAGTTCTCCACTACCAGCGTATGCTTCTGAATATTTAATCCCCCGATCAAAAATCACGCTTACATCTTCACCTTCTTGTTTAGGGTAAAGAGAATGTCTTATATATTGTGCAGAAATGTAATCTCTGCCTAAAATAGATGAAATAAACTTCAATTCATTATCACTTAACATCCGATTTTCAAAAACACGTTCTCTTCCACCTCCGAGAGACCAACTGTTAACATTTCTATCAACTACCCTACGTAGCCTCTTTGAGCCATTTAACATCTCTTCATTTTTTTTACTTTGGCCTTTTTTTAACGAAGTAAAATCTTCACCTAAATGCATTGTCCTATCAAATGCACCTATAATCATTTTTAGGTTTAAATAAAGAACATCTTTTTGAACAGGATTCCAACGGTCAGAAGATTTTCTTGGAAAGTTATCAACAGGCATATCAACCATGCCATCACCTTTGCTTACTTTCGTCGGCTCCCAAACCTCATAACTTCGAGTATCCCTTTTTACTAATGATTTTCTTGTTTCAACAATGCTGTTATATTCAGTATGCCAATGACCATATACATATCGAGGTGGATTTTTATTAACTGAAAGAATAGGATCTAGTGCTGTTGAAAACCAAAACTTTGAAGTGCTGTATCCCTCAGGCATTCCGAAAAGTGCATGGAGGATAGAGCTTTTACCTATTCCATTCGCACCAACTAATGCGGTAAATGGAAAATTGAAATCAACTCTTGCAAAATTTTCAAGCCCTTTAAAATTAGGAAACCTAGCATGCGTTATATAATTTTTGAAAAAACTATTTTTATCTTTTGATTTTATTTCTGAGACTAGCTCTTGAATACTATATTTCTCTAATGGTTTTTTCTTAGCCACTTTTAAGTCCCTAAGTTATCATTTAGCGTGAATAGTTTCGTATCTTTTCAAGCATATGTAGCCATTTAATTAGGCTGCAAAAACGCGTCGGTATACTATTAAATTATATCACTTATATGATAAGTGCAAAGCAAAATATCACCACAGTCAATAAACGGCAAGCAATTGTTTTTAAATAACTTTATTTCATTTCTCATCAAAGAAATGTAAGGTAAATCACTATACCAAGTAAAAGAAAAGTTAACTTTCACTAAAAAAATCTAACCAAGGATCAATAATATACATGGATTATTATCCATTAGCTCAGTTAACAGGCGCACAGTAAAGATAACCAGCTGTGTAAGTTGCGTAAAAACCACCAACACCGACAACCACATAGTTGGCAGGGCATCGCCCCCCATCTCCTACATAGACATGTATCGCAGCATCAAAGTTGATGTTCATACCGCCAGAACGCCACGCTCCTGATTGGCAGAAAAGCGCCCCACCAGTATTTGACCGCCCAATAAGCCCATTAGGTGAACAGGCTGCGCCAGATACAGCAATCCCATTTATCTGAACATATTCATCTGATGTGATACGTCCTGTCGACTGGATATAACCAGAATAAACACGCTTACTGTTGATATCTGCAGTCGTATTGATATTGCCGGTTGCGTTAATCACATTATTAACCTGAACAACACCACCATAGGTTGAAGCACCACTGACCGATAAGGTAGATCTTACTTCTACAGGGCCAGTCAAAGTCGAATTCCCTATAACGGTTAAGGCACCGCCAACATTGGTTGACCCTGTCGATTTTAATATCTCAGCCATCACAGTGCCTGCAGCGGTAATATCTTTGGCATTTTTAATATTTTTGCCGCCCATATTCAGATCTCCCGTCATTGGCAATGTGCCATCACGGCGCAGATAAACCGAATACATTGATGAATCATAGCCCACACGATAGGCCAATAAACCTTCTGTAGTGATATTGCTGTAGTCAGATGATTTTTCATTCCATTGACCACCATAACCAGAAGCTACAGTGGATGATCGGGTCATTCCGCTGTCTATTCCTGCCGATTGCATCGCTTTACCAAGGAGGTCATAGCGAACTTTTCCTCCTTCATTCCATATTGCCGTTGTCATAACAAGGCCATTGATCACATAGTTAGGAGCAATACCTGAACGTTTCAATAAAATCTTATATGAAGATTTATTGGCATTCATCCCGGTATAACTAACAGGCAATAGTCCTTCATTAATTAATGTCTGATAAGTGATTTCACAGCCATTGGATGAACAAACTCTTGGCCCCGGATCATTGGATTGACTGGTGCTGCTTGTCAGGGTTGAAAGCTTGTCATATCGAATACTGATATAGCGATTAACCGCTTCACCAACTTGCTTTATCTGCGCTCCTACCGTATTAGCTATAGCAATTTCTTGCTCATTTTTCATATCCTGAAATTTAATAAATGCCATTGCAGTGCCAACTCCTAAAACCAATACCAACTCTAATAAGGAAAATCCTTTTTTATATTGTTTAATCATTTTTACGTCCTTTTTATTTTCACGTAATCATTAATTAACAAAAATAAAAAAGAGGTCAAGATGAATAAAGGATATTTTTAACATAGCGGAATAAAGAAATAGGCTACCGCGCCTTACTGGGCTTGCTTAACAGTTCACCGGCTTAAAAACAAGTTTTAAACCGGTTCACCGTTCCGACGTGAAATAAAATGATCTTAGAATTTAGATTTATTAATGATAGTATCAAGATAAATCTGACCTCGTTCACGATAGTTTTCAATGTCATTCTCATGAAGAGAGTAAATATCCAGCAGGATACCAAACACTAATTTCTTATCTACTTGACTAATATCACATCCTAAAACTTTAGCAATCTCTGCGCCTAAAATTATTTTCTGTCGTGTATTTAATTTTTTATCGTCTTTTTTCTTTTTAGATTCCAAAAAGTAAAGCCGTTCTTGTGCTGTTGCGATTTGTTGTTTAATTGTCTTTTCTGTCATAAATCCCCCTTAGTATTTATTTTTATTTCTATAAGGGATATTCACACTTTCATGATCAGAACTCAGTTGTTTCTTTATTGATTTTATCTTCAATCGAAACTTACTTTTATCTTGTCTCTCTTTTGCTTTTTCCCTTATATATATTATTGTTTTTTCTGCTTCTAAATAGGCTTTTTCAAAATCAGTAAAGATCCCGTCATCAAGCAGCCTTTTGGCTTCCAAATCGATAGCCTCATCGTTTTTTTTAAACATATATGCCCCTTGTATTTTACTCATTTTTATTCATTAGCATATTTACAATAAAAATCAATATCATAAATAATATTTATTTCACTATCCATAAGCTCAATAGTCCGATATTAATTCCCCACATTATTGCATTAACACCAAGTAAAATTAATGCTACGTCGTCCAGCTCACCAAGTCTCATATTATTTCCTTTTATATCTTCTCTTTATTACTTACATCATATTTATTTAAATAACAAATTATTGGTAATACTAACTACCATTAATCCGCCATGAAACGTATTTATGCAACACAATTGTAGGTAATAGTTATTTACAAAGCCTCTTACTCACCACGTTACTTAATTTGTCCCATTACTGATTTTATTTTTATAGCCTAATAAATAACTCGTCTTGTCCTTCGGGCATTCATTGGAAGCCATCTAATAATATTAACGGATGAAATCTTCCTTTAATCTATATTGCGCCGCTTAATTCGGCGTTTTGTTCTCTCTTTATTTACAGTCTTTCATATTAGTTGTATTAATTAATAAGGAGAGCTTTTACATTGTTATCAAAACAATGCCCACTTATACACTCACTTCGTGAGCGTGTGGGGTCTACCGACGGTTGCCTGCCGCAGGCTAAAAGAAAAACCAAGGTCAAAACAAAATTTTTTCTTACGAAAAACTAACAGCAGCATAGTTATATTTAAGGTTTGTATTTTATGGCGATATTTCATCTGGAGTTTAAAATTGTGAAACGTTCTGAGGGTATGTCTTCCTGTAGAAAGGCGGCTTATCATGCGCGTTGCAAAATAACAGATAATCGCACTGGTGATACTTACGATTTCAGCCACAGAACAGATTTATTTCATCATCAGATATTAGCGCCAGTTTCTGCACCGGCTCATATTATTGAAAGCTCAACAACTTTATGGAATGAAGTCGAAAGAGTTGAGCGCCAGAAAGACGGTCAGACAGCCCGTTATTTTGATGTTGCTATTCCCTGTGAGCTAAACGACGAGGACAAAATAAAACTGGTGTTGGAATACTGCCAAAATAATTTTGTCGATAAGGGAATGATTGCCGATATCGCTTTCCATGATCTGGACAGTAATAATCCCCATGCACATGTGATGTTGACATTAAAGCCAATTACGGCTGAAGGCTTTGGCAAAAAGGATAGAAGCTGGAATGAGAAGAAAAACGTTATCCTATGGCGTGAAGCGTGGTCTACCCTCACCAATGGTTATCTTGAAGCCGCTGGCACTGAAGAACGTATTGATCACCGTTCTATTGATGCTCAACACAGTGAAGCCTTGGAAAATGCCGCTATTACCTTGGATGTTGAAGACAAAGCGTTATGGCTTGCTAAGGCAACGTTAACCAGTCGTCCCCCGATGCAGCGTATTCACCGTGCTAAGTGGAACAACAAGAGTGTTCAGGAAAACCGTGCTGCTGAACAGGCTGTTCGTGATGAGATGAAACAGGAAGCTCAGGTCACCTACCGAACCTTTAAAGATCTGGACCAACCGATCATTGTTGACCTCAGAAGCTTCACCGTGTCCGAGCTGCCTGAGCCTGTTGAGTTCGTATTGCCTGAAACGGGTTCGCAGTCATCTTCAGAAGACCAACAGCCTGTTCTGGTTGCCCCTGCACCTCATACCCGTACTAAATTGAAAACCCCATCCTCAGCAAAAACCAGAGCAGGTAAACATGCTCCTGTTAAGTCTAAGAAAAAACAAGTTGAACCTCGTCAGGATGGCATCTTCAAGCGTTTTACTCTGTTGGTCGTGGATTTCTTCAAGGAGAAATTTGTCTGGGCCAAGAAGAAACCTATTCCCCCTGACGTTGAGCACGATAAGCGTATTGCTGAAAACTACGTCTTTGATGAGGTGCTGGGTATCTATGTTCCACGCGTTGAGTATGAAAGACGTGTAAGGTTTAACAGTGATGATTACAAGCCTACCAAGGAAGAGATCACACGTTTTCCAAGTCGTCCGGTTAAGCCAGCGCAGCCTGATAGCAATCTTGACTACATACCAACACGGTCTACTAACAGGAAAATACCCAAACTGGAATTTAGATCTGAATACCGTTCCAATAAAAGAGATTAGATCTTTTTTTACTTAAATTAACAGCACAACTTACCAGTTTCAATTTCATCATAATAATTTCACTTCAAATGATTTTATTGTTAATTTATTTTTTTATAAAAAAGCATTGAGAAAGACATTTTGTGGTGTTAAATAATTACCTACACCCTCTTCAGATTCCAGATTCAAATGCCACATAAAAAAAACATTGCGGATACAAATATGAAACACTCTAAGATAAAAACAAAAAAACTATGTTTCGTAATAATGGGGTTCGGGAAGAAAACCGATTACAAATCAGGTAAAACATTAAATTTGGATGCCACTTATTATGAAATAATAAAACCAGCTGCTGAAGAATGTGGGATTGAATGCATAAGAGCTGATGAAATTAGTCATTCCGGGTCTATTGATAAGGAAATGTATAGAAAATTGCTTCTTGCTGACATTGTAATTGCTGATATCTCAACTAACAACGCTAATGCATTATATGAACTTGGTGTACGCCATGCCTTAAAGAAAGGGACAACAATAATAATGTCTGAAAAAGATGGAGATCTATACTTTGATCTTAATCATACAGCGACTTTGATTTATGAGCACTTAGGTGAAGATATTGGCTGTTCTGAGGCGAGAAAGAAAAAAGAAGAATTGAAAAGTCTGATATTTACTGCTTTACAGGAAAGTAAAACCGACAGCCCAATATATACATACCTTCCAGATTTAAAAACACCAACACTTAGTGAAGAAGAAATTAAAGAAATTATTGAAGAGTCTAAAGAATCCGAGAAAGAATGGTTTGAAAGTTTCAATCAGGCTGAATCTTTTCTTCGAGATGGCAATTTCTCTGAAGCGAAAAAAAATTACAGTCAGGCTCTTGAATTAAGACCACATGATGATTATCTAATTCAAAGATTAACTTTATGCACCTACAAGGATACTTCCGAAGGTATTAGCCCCGTAATGGCATGTTTTGAAGCAATGACAATCCTATCTGTTCTTTCGCCTGATACCAGCAACGATCCAGAAACAACCGGTTTAGCAGGAGCTATAAATAAAACAATTTGGCGTGAAATAACTGACGTAGCATTTTTGGACAAAGCAATAAGTTTATATGACCGTGGTTTTACAATTAAAAAAGATTACTATAATGGCGAAAACCTTGCTATTTGCCATCATGAAAAAATGGAGTATCTTAAGACAACAAACTCAGATAAATCATCCAAAGAAATCTCATACCATGAAGTCAGTGTTGAAATGATTTTTAACTCTGTCTTAAAAATTACAGAAGAAATTATCAACTCCAACAATTTCGATGATAGAAATGATAAGAAATGGATATTTGCATCAGCTTCTCAAGCAGCTAATTACCTTGATTACCCTGATAAATCAATATCTTACTTCGATAAATTCAAAGCATTCTGTGATAACACATGGGATGTTGAAACCTTTCAGAAAAATAAAATAAGGAAATAGTCAGATGACAACAAAAAATTACACCGTATTCGTTAGCCACTCATGGGATTATGACAAGCAATTGAGTAATCTGAAAAGTCTCATTGAAAAAAACAGTACTATAACTATCGATTATTCAGAAGTGACCGTTGATGCACCTATTGATTCAGAAGATAGTGCCTATATCCGAAGAGTTTTAAAAAATAGGATTACTTCCTCTGATGTTTTTTTAGTTATGGCTGGAATGTATACTTCCTATAGTGATTGGATGCAATGGGAAATTGAAACAGCTAAAAAAAATAGCATACCAATTATCGCAGTTAAACCAAGAGGAGCTGAACGCATTCCATTAATAATTCAGAATAATGCTGATGTAATTGTTGGCTGGAATTCAAGCACTATTGTCAAAAATATTATCGAAGCTATCGAAAATTATTAGAAATAGATATTCTTTAATGGGCCTTCGCAAGGCCCATTAAGATGCTACAAATCTACATACTTCGCCTGAAGACAACATTATCAGAGAAGATCGCCTTGCCAGCTATAAAAGCCACAATAAAAATTATTGGCAGACTGATAGTAGCACCTGCTATGCTTGTAGACATTCCGATCAGGATAGACAGGCCGAAAGACAGTAAGATAGCTACGGCAGCGTACCATTGTGGAAAGGCTCCATATAAAACAGTCGCCATGCAGCCAGTACAAACGTGGACACCGCGCTGGCTTTCCTTCAAGCAAAAAGGACACTGGATAGTTTTGTTTTCCATAATAGCCTCTTAGTTAGCCTGCCAGCCGTTATTGGTTTTCACCAGAACAATTTTGGCTTCTTGTGGTTCAACCATCCCCTTGACGCCAGAGAACGCATTTTTATCAACCCACCCCGGAACACCGTCGAGTCTCCACGTATAAGTCACTTGTGTGATTTTAGCGCCATTACCATCACTCGGTTCAGTCCAGCTTGTGATCTCTGCGACAGCCCGATGACCGACACAAGCACCTTCCTCACGGTCCCAAAACTCAACCTCTTGACCTTTGTCCGATACTTCCAGAACATCAACACTGCTAAAGCCGTTGGACTGTTGTGAAACATTGAGCAGCCCTTGTTCAACAAGTCCTTTAAGGATTTCATCACTGGCACTGTATCCGGCAGAACGGTAGCCATGATTAACCTTTACTGGAAAACCTTTGTTGAATGCAAAATCATTGTTCTGTAGTGAGTAGCACAGCTTTGATTGTGAAATTTTCGCGTTGACCGCTTTCTCAAAATTGCCTTTTTCACCGCAACCGGATAATAGAGCCGCGAGACCAACAACGAATAAAAAATTACGCATAGATTTAATCCTTTATTAATGACTGATAGTGCCGTCTTTGAGGACAACGAGACGAACCGGCATATCAGCATTGTTTACCGTAGTGAAACCACGAACTTCGAAATTATTGATAGTCCCAGTAATGCTGATCTTCTGACCCTTCTTGTAAGTCAGAACAGCATCATCAAGGCCAGAGTAGTAATTGATCCACACCATACCGCCGCAATAGCTGGTATCTGATGTTTTGAAGAGCAGGTAATAGTTGGCATGAGCGGCTTTTGGCATACCATTGAGCATATCGCTGGCACTCCTGCCTTTAGTGACTTCAAGAACAGTTGCATTAGCAATTGAGATCCGTTTACCCGTCCAGTTCTTTTCTGCTGCCATTGCATTTTCTTCATAGTCCTTACAGACAGGACCAAGGCCAGCAACTGAGGATGCCGGGCCGGTATCTTGTTTTGCTGTGGAAAGACCTAATGCGTTATCTACTGTTCCGTTCAATGAGGATAACGAGGTATTAATCGCCCCATTGACCTTATTCACGCCTTCATTAAGTTGCTGGCACCCTGATAAAGCTATAACCGTCAGTGCCAGCGATAGCGCAATGCTTTTACTCATACACACCCTCGAAAGAAGTCAGTTTGAGAGGATAAAGGCCGTTCCGGCACCAATAAGATGGCTCTATACGAGGCATCGATTGATACGAAGGAACAAACCAACTTTTTAACCAATTGATAGGATTAAATTATTTTTGTTTTTCGTCATATCGTTTGTAACGATCAAAATCAAACTTATGATAGGAATAACCTATCATGCATTAACTATCGATCGTTTATATCAATTAAAAGCTCGATCAATAAGAGCTGATTAATCGACAAAAACTATCAATATTGATTTATAGATCGTTTTAATCGATCATTTTGTTGCTATATCGAGAGTGGATGAGTAAAGTGAGCTGAAACTCAGAGAGCGATTTAATGGCTGTTTGAGTAAAACAGATGAAAAAATTCATCTGACAATATGTAGTTATTCATGCAATATCAGGGAAAGTTTTAACAACTTAAAGATCATGATTTATATAGTGACTTAATAATAAATATCCTCCGGCATAGCCGGAGGTTTTTCATATGCGCCTATAAGGCTCTGTTGCCAGCCGCGCCCTAACAGGCGCATCGCGATCTGACATTTGCATTTATGGATTACTTACGGCCCGTAAACGGGCTGCCCGGATAGGGGATCGAGAGTTGCTCACCCATTTTATCCTCTTCCAACTGGTGCTTTATGTATTCTTGTATTCTGGCTGTATTTTCCCCAACCGTATCAACGTAATACCCTCGACACCAGAACTCCTTGTTACGGTATTTGAACTTCAAATCGCCAAACTGCTCATAAAGCATCAGGCTGCTCTTTCCTTTCAGGTATCCCATAAAACCCGACACACTCATTTTGGGCGGGATTTCCAGAAGCATATGGATGTGATCCACACAGCATTCTGCTTCCAGAATATTCACGTTTTTCCATTCGCACAGCTTTCTTAAGATACTGCCTATCGCTTTGCGCTTTTCCCCGTAGAACACCTTTCTTCGGTACTTCGGCGCAAAAACTATGTGATATTTACAGTTCCATCGCGTGTGCGCTAATCTCTTTTCGTCCCTCATAGGGACCCCCTTTTGATTTCTTGTTGAACATTTGCAGTGGCCAGACCGCAAACTGTTTTAACAAATCAAAAGGGGTTTTTATAACTGGCTCAAAGCTGAAAGCTTTACGGAACCTCCAGCCTAGCTGGAGGTTTTCTGTGCACAACAAGAAAGGCCAGCATCAGACTGGCCTTATTAAACTAAGAGATGTTTCAATTATTTCCTCCTCAAATCTGAGTTTTATCTAAGTATTTTATATTCTTCATCAATATAAAACATTACAAAAGCACTGCAAACTAAATGCATTGAGTGATTTATATTCATTGATATTTTTATCTTTAAATTTAACACCAAGTTTTAGAAAAAATTTTCCTGATATCATTGTTCTCTTCGTTTTAGTAAAAAATTATTGAGACCTTTTTTGAAAACATCTTTATCTTATGAGCTAATGCTCATGGTGCTGTCGCACGGCTACGCCCCAACGATGATATCAAAATTGTTTTCTTCACTCGGTGAAGTAGTTTGCATCTATTTCAATGCTAAATATGAAGGTAAGTGGAACAACAGTGAAAAAATAGTATTATTATCAATGAAATATGACTCTTAATCCCATATATCGGAAAATATCAATTGATAGCAGCGCTTTGTGATTGTCATTAACAATCACTCTGCTGTGAGGAGCTTGCCTCCGATAATGATGGATTTATCCATAAAAAATCGCGGCGTAGCCGCTAATACAATGACACGGAAAAACAAATTAACAGAACGTCATTGGGTGCCATTTTATTCGGCACTCGATAAATAAAAAGAAAAGCCCGTCATCTGTTATAAAAATCTAGGGCGAACGCCCAATCCTCTTAGTTCTTATATTTCTTATACTTCTTAAGGGAAAATAACTCATTTAGTAACAATAAGTTAGAAGTCTATTTTCTTCGTTATTGTAGATCTTTCTTCACGATTGTAGATTTTTCTTCGTGATTGATGGTGATTACTTCATTATTGATGGTATTTACTTCATTACTCCTATAAAAAATGAAGATAAAACTTCAAACTATATTTGACATTTCTGTTAATAATATTATATAGATTAAAACATAATAATAAAAAGGAGCATTCCATGGCTGGAAAAACATTTAACCAAAACCCATTTATTTTCGAAGATGACATTGAAATAGAAACCAGAGGCCGAAAAAGAACTGTGGCGCGTGGAGAGAAGTTTCAAACACCCGAAGGTGATAAATATGAAAAAGTCATCCACTCGATACAAGAAGTGGATAAAGCCAAGTTCGTAAAAATATTTATATCACGAGTCCGGGTATTATTTGATCTAACTCTTACCGGCAACAAGCTTTTTTATATTTTTATGTTCGTGATGTCTGACGTCATTGGTAAAGATGAAGTCTATATGAACTTTGAAAAAGCAAAATACATTGCAGCTCAATGTGACTTTAATTTATCTAACCCTGTTTACTATAGGGGCATCAAAGAACTTATTGATAAAAAGATCATCGCACCAAGTAAATCAAAATATATCTATTACATTAATCCTGCGGTTCTTTTTAATGGTGATAGAGCCAAGTTTATTGAAGAGATTAGAGTCAAGGAAGAAAAAAAGCTGAAGTAATATGTATTAGCTCAGACCTGAGCTGACAGTTTTCTCTGGCAGAACGCAAACAAATCTGACAGTCTGCTTTGAGCGAGGAGCGGCTGTCTCTGGTATGCTTAATAAAAATCCTAACAGATATACTCGGATAACTTTTTTTTGAAATTTACTTGTAAAGAATCATTAAATAATGCCGATAATGAAGATTAACCTATAAAAAAGGAATATGTAATTTATGCTAAGTTTAGAAGAAATGCGCAGAATGTTAAGAAAACAATGCTCTACATCAGCTGGCGAGGATGGTGAAAAATATGCCATTAAATGGCTGGAAAATTCAAAGTGGAAATTTGAATGTGTTGATCAGGGAATAGGAACCTTATCTGAAAGTTTGAAAACTTATGGGGGGAAACGTCCCGACTTTATTGTTGAAGCTAATGATGCAACAGTCATCCTTTTAGATGCAAAGTATCATTCAACAGAAGATTGCACTTCATTTACACTTACCGACTGTGAAATAGGAAAGTATCGTGCGCTCGATAAATATTTAAAAGATCAGAATAGTGGTCATACTTTCGAAGTGGTATTTATGGTGTTTCCAAAAGAAAAAGATGGTAGAAGTTTTACATTCGTGAGTCTGGATGAGTTTGATAAAGGAGAGTGTACAACTCTAGCATCAAAAGATGCAACAAAAGTAAGTCTTCTTAATCGAGATTACTTATGGTTTGATAATTAATTTAAAAATTGAAACGCGCTGTTTTTTAATTCCGGGTTTTCACTCTGCTGTTAATGTATCAACTGTTTGAATCTAAATATAATTAATCAATTTATGCAGGTTCTACCTTGGCTGATTTCTTATTGTTAGCAAGACTGCGGCTATGGATGTCCATTTTAGGTGAAGCGGAGTTGTGAAATTTTCAACATGATTATCGTGGAAATGAACTTCGTATAGAGTATGCTATTATGAATGAGTTATTATAGAGCTGATTGGGTTAGTAATGAAGAAGGTTCTTACTGAAATGAAAATTAATAAACTTGGAGGTAAAATGTTAAATCAGTACTTTTTAGACGAGAGTGGAAATACTGGGGACTTGGTTAAACTCCCACCAGATTTGAACTTTGCCAGCCAACCTTTTTTTGCATTATCTTGTGTTGGAGTAGTTGATTGCGATGATCTTGAAGAATATATTAAATCATTAAAAAACAAACATAAGATTCAAGGAGAAGAATTAAAGTCTAAGAATTTATATAAATCAAAACCAAAATTCATCTATGATTTATTTGATTATATTGCAATAAATAAACTACCTTTCTATGTTGAAGTTGTCGATAAAAAATATTGCATTGCTGTCTCAATTGTCAGTCATCAGGTCTGCCCTCCATATTTTCAACAATTTGATTCAGAAATTAATGCTCAGGGATTTCGTAACGAACTCACTGAATACTTATCAGAAAATCTACCGCTAGATTGTTATAAATCTTTTTTTGAGGCATGCATATACAAATCCGAAGCCGCTTTGCTAGCGTCAATGAAAAAGTTGAGAAACTATTTCAAAAGTAGAGAATTCACTTTTCAGTATAAAGCTGAAGCTATGCGTTGCTTGCAATCGACCATTCGATTTTATCACTCTAACAAGTCATCAGATCATGATTTGATAAAAAATCTTATTCCTATACCTGACATTAATAAAAAAGGTAATGAAATACACTTGCTGCCTCACGTACATTCGTGGTTCAACCTAATGGGAAAAGTAAATAGGCACCATGACGGTGACATATCAGATGTGACATTTTTTCATGATAAACAAGATCACTTTGATGATATTTTGATTTTTTGCTCTGAGCAATTAAAAAACTCAAGCGTAAAAAACCCATTCGATGTAACAACGGATTTTAATATAAAAACGAAGTTAGATATAAAATTCCCCGACTCTAAGAAATCAGCAGGGATTCAGCTCGCAGATGTACTAGCAGGGTATATTTCACGTTATGTTATGGAGTATATTTACGATGAGTCATTGAAAGTTGATTTATATCATGATATTTTTTCTAAATTGATAGCTTGTTATGGTTCCGATAATAACTTTGGGGTTAACTTTGTTCTTCCAATCAACAGGAGGAATAAAATATTTAAAAAATTCGGTTTATAAATAGCTAGTGGGTAGTTGCATTTTGAATTATTCTATACTTTTCATTTTGATAATTTACTACGCAAGTTGTTTTTCACGCTTTTAAATAATTATGTCCGCTACTGGCACAAAGCTGCCTATCCGATTAGGTTAAGCTCTGTATCGTGACAATGGCAGATCAAGTCTGAGCCAATACAAGTAATATATGATACAACACTAAGAGAAATCGTAGATTATCTATCCCGGCCTCGTTAGAGGCCACATATCAATCATAATGGTTAGACTAACCCTTCACTTATTTTTTCTTTCAGGATAACACCGAGCTTCTCTATGACTTGGTCTAAATCTACCTCATCAAGGTTTTCGTTATATCCATAGGTCTCAACCATATATTCAAAGTTATTGAATATATACTTAACGATATTGTTTATCAGAAGTTTCAATAAAATATCGTTGCTTAATGAATCAGTTCTATTACCATTGTAATAGCTGCTGATTTCATCAATACTTTCCTGACATGCTATTAAGGATACTGCATAGAAGAAAAATGAATCTTTATTTCTAAAATCTTTGACAGTTAATCTATTTTTCATTTAACACCTCATTATATTTAGTGCAAATTGATGACGCAGTTCTATCAGCCCCTTTCGGGGCTAAATAAGCATTACTGGTTATTTTTATTAACTTACGATATACGTTAATATAGAATGAATATTCCTATTGAAAATCAGTACTCGTTTATTTCTAATGCCTCTGTGTGAGTTTCAAACAGTGCTCTTTTCACTGCTTTGAAATCAACATCTGCTAGTTTTTCATCTGCGCCATAACGTTTGACATAGTGATTAAAGTTTTTCTCTATGAGACTTATTATTTCTGAAAAGAATGCATCCATAAATGGAATATTCATTGCTCGATCACAAAACACACTATAACTTTCTTCTGTATCACTGACCGCCTCTACATAAATCTTCATTGATAACACATAAAAAAACTCTGTTGCTGTATTTTCAAAAGTTTTAATCTTCATATTTATCACCTTATTTTAGTTAAAAGAATTCCATACAGTTTTCATCTGTATTTTTATAACGATATTTTTATTTTACGATATTGAAATATCAGGCCGATTTATTTCGGGATAACTCAATCATCTGATCAATCCATTCATCTATTTCACTCTCGACAAATGCTATTGCACGCTCACCAAGCTTTATAGGTTCAGGGAAACGATCTTGACTAATAAGTTTATAGATCCAAGCTTTGCAAAGACCCGTTCTTTTCAGCACTTCAGGTAAACGGATAAATCTTTTTCTTTCTGTCATACATTTCTCCATTGTTGTTTTGATGGAGGTAGTATCTTCAGATCGCTTATGACGATCAACTCTCAAAAAGCACGAATTGATCAAGATGTGAGGGATTTTTAGGCAGATTAGAGATGGGAGTAACGAAAGCCAGTTGCCGTAGGCTTTGAAGCATTTTTGCAAAAAGTGCTATTTTTTCACTCTATTTGAAGTTATTTAATATTTTGTTATTTATCATGCAGTTAATTTATTTGAGTTTAAATTCTGAACTATCATCTGTTATTCATCTTGCTTCAGGCTAAAAAATGTTTGGGTAGGTGTAAGATTTACCACTGAGCGTTAAATATGCTATTTCTGACCCTAATAGATTTTGATGCTTGTCGTGAGTTCAACTCCTCAGCATTAGCGTTATCGATGATTTTAACGCTGAAAGACTACACAACTTTACTCATGTTGTTTCTTTGGTCCCTTCATTGAACCCTCAATTAAATATAAATACAAAATAATTATAAAAATCAATTTATTATACGCTTAATTACAGGGACCCCAGCCCACCAAATGTTAAACCGGTTATTACCAGATAAGTCCGGTGAAGTACGAAGAGCCCGCATCCCACCTAGGTTTGCGGGCTTTTTTGTGTCTGTAGTAGTCCAAGGATATCCGCCTGAAGCCAGAGACAATTGGTATACAAATTGGTATACGCTAAGATAGATACCAATGGACGTATACCAATTAAGGGAAGAACCATACATGGCAAGGACAACACGCCCCCTCACCCACACCGAAGTACAAAAAGCAAAAGCCACCGACAAAGATCTAACTCTCCATGATGGAGATGGCTTATTTTTGTTAGTCAAAACTACCGGCAAGAAAATCTGGCGTTTCCGCTATCAACTTCCCAACAGTAGTAAACGCACTATGGTAAGCCTCGGCGCGTACCCTGCACTCTCTTTAGCTGATGCCAGAGAGGTACGAACAGAGAAACTGGCAATGTTAGTGCGAGGGGTTGATCCGCAAGCAAGAGCTGATGAGGAAGCCGAAAAACTCCAGATAGCTGAAGAGAGTATTTTCGTAAACGTCGCTCGCAAATGGTTCGAGTTGAAAGAAAGCCACGTTAGTGCCGCCCATGCGAAAGATATTTGGCGTTCTATCGAAAAAGACATCTTACCCAGCATAGAGAATGTCCCCGTTCAAGAACTCAAAGCTCGCGCCCTGATTCAGGTATTAGAACCCATCAAAGCACGCGGAGCATTAGAGACGGTCAGGCGGTTGGTACAACGTATTAACGAGATAATGATCTATGCAGTCAATGTAGGTTTGATTGATGCCAATCCTGCATCGGGTATTGGCAATGCTTTTGAAAGGCCTAAAAAGCAGCATATGCCCACCATACGCCCCGAAGAATTGCCTAAACTTATGCGCACCATAGCCATGAGTAATCTCTCGATACCAACCCGCTGCTTGCTTGAATGGCAATTATTGACACTGATACGTCCTGCGGAGGCGTCAGCAACAGCCTGGTCAGAGATCGATATTGAGAATAAGCAGTGGTGTATACCGGCAGAACGGATGAAAGCAAAGCGAGATCATATCGTTCCTTTGTCAGAACAAGCTTTAGAGCTGCTGGAAATCATGCGTCCAATCAGTGGCAATCGTCAGTATGTATTCCCTAGCCGTAATGACCCGCGTAAGCCAATGAATAGCCAGACAGCCAATGCCGCATTGAAACGTATTGGTTATGGAGGGAAGCTCGTTGCTCACGGTTTACGTTCTATCGCCAGTACAGCCATGAATGAGGCTGGGTTTAATGCTGATGTGATTGAGGCTGCGCTAGCGCATAGTGATAAAAATGAAGTTAGACGCGCGTATAATCGTTCAACATATATTGAACATCGAAAAGAATTGATGATTTGGTGGGGAAAAAAGATTGCAGCTAAATAGGCTAATTTTTACTTATATTTTTTGGGGAGCTTGAATATGGATTTTATAGATGTGTTCGATTTTGCTGTAAATCTTTGGACACAAGATGGTGTGGAAAAGTGGCCCCCTACGGTGACTTGATTTTCATACTAATGGTGTGAAGGCCGGACTCGCAAAATAAACACAACTATTTGTAATATAGGTTTATTTTCAAACTTTAAAATGTGTTAGCCCCTATTTTGCCCCCTTAAGGGTTTTGTGCCTTTTGAGCATTGAGACTTTTGAGGCCTACGAAAGTAGCTGTCTGTGTATTATATTTTACCTAGCTCGTTACCATCCTATGGCTCAATTAGCACCACACCAAGTTGATCAGCCTCTTCAATTCACAGCCTAAATACATAATTTTACCCAGTGATATTGAGTTAAATAACGCTGTTTTCACTATCCGCTTGAAGTGATATCAATATATGATATCATCTCCAGTGCTTTGGCGAGCAAGGACCACATCAATTAAGGACAATAATGTGATTAAATTAAATGCTAAGCATTACAAAACGCTACGAACTATTTTTGCTACGCCGACATCAACAAACTTGGAATGGCGCAAAATTGAGTCTCTATTGATAGCGTTGGGTGCAGTAGCTACAGAAGGGAGTGGTTCACGGGTTCGCTTTGAAATTAATAAGATAATGGCTTCATTTCATCGGCCACATCCCGACAAGGAAGCGAAAGCCTACCAAGTGCGCGATGCCAGAACATTTCTTGAAGCTGTAGGAGTGGTACCATGAATACAATGACATACAAAAATTATGCCGCAAAAATTGAGTACAGCGATGAAGATCAATGTTTGATTGGTCATATTGCCGGTATTCGCGACGTGATCGGTTTCCATGCAGATAACGTCGCTGATTTGCGTATCGCCTTTGAAGAGGCTGTAGATGACTATCTGAGCTATTGCGCCGAACAAGGCCGTGAACCACAGCGCCCAGCCAGTGGCAAAATTAGCTTACGCATCCCGCCAGAGATTCACTCAGCAATCAATATTGCTGCGGAAGTTTCAGGGAAAAGCACCAATCAGTGGATCAGCGAGACACTTGCGAAAGCAGCACACGGATAATTATAGTCCCTTACTGTAATGAACTATAGCAGTGAGGGAACTAATTTTTACCTTTAGATGATTGTTTTCTAAGTTCATCCATCAAGATAGCTAGATTCACATATCTAATCAATTTAGTGAATTTACGGAAAGATATTATTTCTTTACATGCAATATAAATTGCCAAGAAAGAAAATAACCAAGAAAATGACTTTATCACTTTAAATAAAGTTAAAACTCTTGATTCAGTAAGATAGTTGATAAATATATTGCAAAGAGAGGATATTTGCAATGGAAGAAGCACGCCCAATGCTACAGAAAAAATAACGAACAAGAAAAAGCCAAAAAACGCTCGCCACCTAACTAAGTCAGTACAGCCTTTTTTATTTACTCTGATAAGCCCGCTATGTTCTCTTGCTAATTTTAGCGTATCATTTATATTAGGATTTTTTAGTGTGATATATTTTAATAATGCATAACAAAAGTGGGCCTCATTACGGTGTATTAAAAAATTAGAAATAAATCTAAGTTCTAAATTTTCTAGGATAGTATTATTGCTAAAATAAAGTGTATTGAATCTTGATATTGCATGTGCCTTCTTGTCCCAAGAGATATCTTCATAATTGTATCGGCTAATATCCTTTCCTTTCGAGACAAATAAACTGTACATACTTTTTGCCAGCAAAGAAATAGCACCTGTAATAAGAAATAAAATTATATCATGCGAATACGAATTAACACTTTCTAGCATAATAGCAACCCTACTAAGTTCATCGTTAAACCTATTTACATTTAACTATAATATATAAACATGCCGTTTCACATAAGAACTGACTTAATGTTTTTTTCTAAAATTTACAGTATGTTGTTGTAGCAACCACCATATATTCTCAAGCAGATGACCGATACATAGTAAACCACCGCCATACTTGCGCCTTCATCAATTGACGAAAGTTCGTCTGATGATAAGAACTTTCTCCATAAAATTTAATCAGTTCATGTTTGGTTTATTTTTTAATATAGTGTTTATCGAATTCCTCAACAATTCTTGAACTATAAAAAGTTTTATAAATACTTTTCACGTTATTAGGGTCAAGTTTTCTTTCTTTACAGAATTTTTCCCCCTGTGTTTTCAAGCTTCGCATTATATTATTAAATTCTGAGTTACGTTTGAAATCAGTATAACGATTTTTAAGTAGCTCACATAGATCCATATATGTATAAGGATGGTTCTTTAAAGCATCCTCTTCCACTATATGCAGCTCTGGGGCATCAGGATCATCAGTTACTCGGAACTGTACAGCTTCATCACTAGATGTTTTCACTAGTTTGGTCTCTAACCTTAGGGATATACTAAAGTTAGAATCATCGTCGTCGTCATGTTCATGCTCTACATCGTTTAAAAATTTAAATACATTAGCTCTGGAGTTGTCATCAATACTGAAACTACACATATCGGTAAGGTGATAGAAAGACACCGGCATTAAATAAAAATTGAATCTATTGAAGTTATATTCAAACCATTGCATCGCCAACGTCATGAAATTTTTCAATGAGGCAGTACCTATAGCCTGAATCTTAAGGCATAGCTGATTGTCATCACTAATAAAATGAACACACTCATCTCTAATTACTATTAACAATCTAATATTGTCAGCAACTATTTTATTTAACCCACCTATTGATTCTAACAAAGAAATAGCTCTACTTACGGATATTGTTTTAGGATTACCTGATTGTGACAATACAACATCACCTTTATTCTTTTGATAAATTGCATCTTGATTATCATCATTTAATTGTACCAAACGCGCTTTCAAAAGGAGTTCCCAAGCATTAATCATTAAGATTGAAAAACTTTCCTCCCTAAATTTGAAGTCAGGTTTATTATAAATTTCAATAGCAGTGACACTTGCCGCAACAGCTTTCTCTAATAGACTATGGTAAAAATGAGTTTTTACTGCTTCAGTTTGACTGTGATGTTGTCTAAAGCTACCTATATTGAAATAGTCAAACTGAGGTGCTACGAATATTCCTTTTTCTGTTTTCTTTAGAAAACTGCTCCATTTCTTACTAAAATATGTTTTTACTGTTGCTTTTCCCCATCCTGTCGCATCTTGAACATCTTCTAATTCGAAAAGAATGCCATCACGCTTCATTTTCAAAAAGAAAGAGAAAGCTAAGTCTATTTTATCAACCTTACCATTCAAAATATCATCCTTTATATTTGAATAAATTTAACTAAAGGCTACCACATCAATTTCACGAAAAACCTTATATAGATCAAAAATACAAGGCTAAATCTTGCGAGTTTTTCATGTAGATCGTTGTGTGGACAGGACATTGAATAAAAAAAGCCTTTTATTTCATTATAATGACGATCAGCACTATCCTGTCGTCTGAATCAGCCATGAGCCCCTCCCTCTGCTTCAGCCTGTGCTGCTAGCAAAACTTGCTTTGGCATAGTTGCCAGCACATCTTTTGGTTTTTTCCCACCTAACCAACTGTTTTCAGAGCCAAACCATATAGCTAACCCCCAAGGTGTTTTCTTTTCACCTAACAGGGATATCACTTGCTTAACCACTGGGATAGGGCGGAACCCTTCATCTAATGCGTATTCAGGGTATTTGTCTTTTCCATTAAGCTGAAGTGCAAAAATCCGGCCAGCAGACTTCCAGCGGTTCGGCCCTGCACTGGGGTTAGTATTTTTAAAATTTGCCTTTTCTGATAATTCACGCGCGGTCAGCCATACGGAATCTGCAAGTATCCTGGCATTAAGCTGTTCACGGCGCTGAGCGTTACGCGCTGCACGAGCCTGCTTATCTGCCCCATCAACAGCCTCGTTAACCGACTTAACAGCCGATGGGAGGCTTGCCGCTTTACTCTTTTTCGCTACCGGAGCAAGTTCAGGCATAGAGGCCAGCACTGCGTTCATTGCCGCACTCATCGCCACCTCTATTGTTTTATTAAAGTCTGAATGACGGCCTTTCACATTCCCCAAATCAATGACCAAATACTCAGAATCAGCATGCGTATTGAAGTTATGCAGCTCGTTCCCACTCAGGGTCTTAATTTCATAAGGAAATTCTTTACGCCGCACGGTGTTCACTCTACTCGGCATCACTCACCTCGTCGTGCAAATGGAGATATCGGTTATATCCATTATATACTGCGTGAGTGATTTGTCACCAGACTTGATTGGAATGTAGGTTCTTGGTTATAGATAGGTAGCTTATTTCACACAAGAAACACTATTCCTATTCCCCACAACTCTCTTGGCGTTCTGCGGCTCTCCCCTGGAAATTCCCTATTTATCAGGATTCTTGGCTAATGTTGTAGATGTCATCGAAATATAAAGTCCCTTTCTCGAATATCTTGTCATTTCTTTGCGCCATATCGTTTGTGATCGCATCACTTACAGGTATTATTTTGCAATACACATTCTAAAAATTGATTCTGCGACAGTGCATGCTGCATTGTCTGGCCAAAATAGTTCTACTTTGGGGCTCTCAAGATACATTTTGCAACCAAAGCAATATAGCGCCCCGCCCCTCTTCATTACCTTTCCTTATTACAGCTTCCAATAACTTGCAGCTATCTCATTCTTGCCGTAATTTCCCCCATGTAAACTCGCTGTCGATGACAGTCGCCAATGTTTCCAGTATCAGGATGATACCAATGACCTGAGAGAAACGCCTTCGGGTGGTCATAAAGCCAAAGTCATATGGAATGGAGTATGGTCTGAGACTGACGCTTTCGAGCGACCACAACATGCTGCCTAAGCTTTAGAAAAACGTTATACCGTCACATCCGTCAACCCTTGAGAATGGGTGTCACCCATGTTGGTGATTAGGGCTTACTTCTACTAACGAAATGGCTAACAAAGAGCATTTCCTGACCAAGCGGTATTGCCTGTCGAGGATACTGTCATGTGTTATCAACCAAGCGAATAACTCGCCTCAGTAGAGCAACGGCCTTCTAAGCCGTAGCTCTATCAGTGGCAACGCTGTTATTTGCACACTTAACGCAAGATGCATCACGGCATCTAAAGACTCCTTATACCTCAATTTCTGGCGCGTATTACACGCCGCTGGCTGCGCTCTGCTATGCCGCAAGGCATCTGCTAGCGCTGGCTTTGCTGCGTGTGGCTCGTGGCGTCACTTTTACGTGTGAAAGTGACGCCATAGCACACCCCCGCCTCAGCCGTTGAGATAAGCGACTTCACCAACGCGTCATGCATCTGACACCGCTTCAACACGTCAGATTGACCACTTCTACCGGAGTTTGAACCGATACCGAGGCAGGCCCACAGCCTGAGGGGATGACCTGCAATAGCAGGAGGCTGCACCGAGTGCATCACCTATACCCCGCAATACCTCAACGGCTGCCCGCTCTGGCGCACAGGTATCGTTCAAGGCAGATAACCTGCCATTCCCCATGCGCCAGAGAAATGCAGCTCGTTGACATTGTTTGGGAGAAGTTCGCTATGAGTAAGTTAAGCCGTGAGATGAAAATACTGGCTAAGCAAGCTGGGGGGAGCCATAAAACCGTTCATGACCGTATTCGAATTATGGACAGATTTAGCCGACATTTACTGGCCCTTAATATTCAGGTGCGTGATGTTAAACACCTAAAAGCAAAGCATGTTGAAAGTTATATTGCTGACCGTGTTTCACAGGGGATCGCCAGTCGTTCTCTTCATAACGAAATGGCAGCATTGCGTACCGTTTTCCGATCCGCTGGCCGGGATAAAATCGTATTATCAGAACGCTTGACCAACAAAGCGTTGGGATTAGGGGGAGCCAGCCGCGCCGGCACCAAATTCGCCATCCCTGAGAAGGTCTATCAAACCGCCCTGCGCACCGCCCAACAGCAGGACAAAGGATTCGCCTGCGCCCTGCAACTGGCCCGCTTGCTGGGGTTGCGTTCACAAGAGGCGGTGCAATGTGCCAACTCACTGAAAACATGGCAAAAGGAGCTTGAGCAGAACCACACTACATTAACCGTGGTGTTTGGCACCAAGGGAGGCCGCTCACGCGAAACCCGTATTTTGGATCGTGAAGCGGTGAAACTGGCCGTCAAAGAAGCACAACAGGTTGCAGAAACACGCGGCGGCAAACTCATTGATAAACCTGACCTGAAAACCGCCATGAATTTCTGGCGCTCCCATACCACCCGCCTGGGGCTAACCGGACACTACTCCCCCCACAGTCTGCGCTATGCCTGGGCGCAAGAGGCCATCAGTTATTACCTCGCCGCTGGGTTTACCCGCATTGAAGCCAGAGCATTAACCTCAATGGATCTGGGTCATGGTGATGGCCGTGGCCGCTATGTTGAACGCGTTTATACCCGCAAGGAGGCGTAACTATGTCTGATATTAATTTGATCCGCTTACCTGAAGTGATTGAGAAAATACGACTGAAGAAATCATCAATTTATCATTTGATTAGCCTCAACCAATTCCCCCGCCCAATAAAGTTAGGGCCACGTTCAGTTGCCTGGGTTGAAAGTGAAGTCGACGAATGGGTCATTATCAGACTCAACCAACGCGAGGAGGGTCGCGACTAATGATTTTTTATTTTTTTCTGGCGGGCGCTTTGCAGTATAATCTCGGTGCTGCGGCAAAATCCGTAGCCGGAATTGGCGTTCCGAACCCTTTGACGGTATCCAAATACATACACAGAATGTACTTGGATAATGTTCGTGCACACCTGTTGTCTATGGTAGTCCGGGCAAGGCTTTCGAAAGGAAGACCGGGATCCGTTAGGGCCGGTACGCCAACCTTGTTCGGGCTACCACCCAATGGGCTTGGCGTCTCTGGGGATAGCTTAATAAATACCCTAACGGAGGCGGCCCAATGGCTACTACCCTTCACTGTCTGTACCCGCAATACGTTCGTACCCATCCGGGGGTGCGCTATGCTTGACTCTCCCCCACTCACGCTTGAAGAAATTGTCGACCACTGTCGTGCACTGGTACGGGCAATGCTCGAAATTACCGACCTGACAACCAAAGAACTGCTGCTGTTTATTCTGGCTGAACGGCTGGATTTGCTACAACTGATGCTGGATGAAGCACCGCATGCAGAGGAGGCTAACCATGAGTAGGTTTGTTTCCAACATCGTGCGTGCATCACAACACCACTGGGGCAGCATACTGTCGTCGTTAGCCATCCCGATACCCGGCATCAACAAACATGGCCCTTGCCCGGTCTGCGGAGGTAAAGACCGTTTCCGTTTTGATGATAAAAAAGGACGAGGGACGTGGTTCTGCAACTATTGCGGCCATGGCGATGGTCTGGATCTGGTCACTCTGGTACGACAATGTGATTTGATTCAGGCCGCCAGAGAAATCTCCCGTTTAACAGACTTAACCCCAACACCGCCCGCCAAAGAAAGAACTGAACCGCTCCCACACACCGACATCATACAAAGAGTCACCGCCCTGCTGGCAACCTGTACACAGGGAACCAGTGATTACCTGTTGCATAAGAAACTGGCTTATCAGGGATTTTTAATGCCCGCCAACAGCGCTAAAAATATTGGCGGGGTGCATTTTAATGCGGGTAGCATGGTGCTGCCATTGGTAGATTTGAGCGACAAAACTACCGGTGCGCTGTTAATCAACCCTAGGGGAGAAAAACGCTTACTGCCCGGCTCGCGGATTAAATCATCATTTATCCCCATCACCCATCATGCCCTGTCACAAACAATCATCATTACTGAAGGTTTTGCCACCAGTCTGGTCATATCACGATTTGTTGCCGCCACGGTGGTGGCCGCTATCTCGGCCATTAATCTGACCCATGTTGCCGTGGCATTGCGTGGACGTTATCCCGATGCGCAGATTATTCTCGCGGCGGATAACGACGTAACAGACTCTGACCACAATCCCGGCAAGCAACTGGCGGAACTCGCCGCACTCGCAGTCAATGGGCTGGTGACCCTGCCCCCCACCGGCGATAAGGCTGACTGGGATGATTATCGCCAACAGGTCGGAACGGACACCGCCCGTATCGAGTTTTTCCGCCAACTCTACAATCCCAAGGAATGGATATGAAAATGCCGCTCACTTTGATTGACAATGAACCGGTGCAATTTGCTACCAACCTGCCATTGCGCAAAGGTTCCGACGGTTATAACACCCCGCAGGATTACAATATCAAGGGCCATTTGCCGAGCAATACGCTGGCCAGTATTTATGGCCCCAGCGGCTCATATAAATCCTTTCTGGCTGTCTTATGGGCCTGCCATATCGCCACCGGTAAGCCGTGGGCCTCGCGGCGTGTGACGCAAGGCTCGGTGGTCTATATCGTTGGCGAAGGCGGCATTGGCGTACCACGCCGTATCCGTGCATGGGAAATGGAGTTTAACGGTGGTACACCGATTGAATCGCTATACCGCATTGACTGCCCGGTCTTTCCCGCCAGCCCGGAGAGCGTCGAACAGGTGATTAAAGCCGCTCAGGACGTCACCGCACAAACCGGCTCACCGGTGCGCCTGATTGTGCTGGATACGCTGGCTCGCTGCTTTGGTGGCTCCGACGAGAACGCCGCCAAAGATATGGGTGCGTTTATTCAGGGCTGCGATTTTATCAAGGCAGAAACCGGCGCGACGGTGCTGGTAATCCATCATTCGGGCAAAGATTTGGATAAAGGCGCGCGCGGCTCCAGCGCCTTTCGTGCGGCGTTAGATGTCGAATTCAATGTGCGTCGTGAGGGCGAAGGCGGCGCACTGGTGCTGAGTTGCACCAAAATGAAAGATTCAGAAGAACCCAGCACACGGGCCTATGACCTCTCGC